GTTAGAACGGCTGCAATGAATGCTTGTAACGGCAAGGATATTCCACTTGACATTATTAAGCAAGGGTTATCAGATAGCGACTGCGATGTTAGAACGGCTGCAATGAATGCTTGTAACGGCAAGGATATTCCACTTGACATTATTAAGCAAGGGTTATCAGATAGCGACTGGAAAGTTAGAACGGCTGCAATGAATGCTTGTAACGGCAAGGATATTCCACTTGACATTATTAAGCAAGGGTTATCAGATAGCGACTGCGATGTTAGAACGGCTGCAATGAAATACATTAAAGATAATAATATTGAGAATATATATATACCATATAGAAGCATTGAGCCACTAAAAGAAGTTTATAAAAAATGTATGGGAGATGTTATTGTTGTGGCTACAATTCCAGACGATGCGGAAGTCAGAGGTAGTTATAATAGTAAGTGTAGAACGAATAAAGCAAAAATTATTGATATTATAGGTGCATTTGGCGGAGTGAAAGTCGGTGTATCAATGTATGATATGACAACAACATACTTCATTGGGGATGATGTTTATATTGATGATTTTGATTTATCAAATAGTGAGTGTTCAACAGGTTTTCATTTCTTTTGTGATATTGAACAGGCAAAAAACTATAATTTTTAAATTTTAATAAAAAACACTTGACAATTAAATAAATCTATGATAATATGTTATTGTAATCGAAAGCAATAACATATTATTTTTTTAGGAGGATTTTAATTATGACAAGAATAGAATTTGGAAACTTAAAAGAAAATGATGTAGTTTTTGATAGTGAGGGATACTATATTGTTATAGGTTGGTATAACAATCAACTTGTAGAATTAAAAGAACTTATATACAATGATGAAAAAGAAGATTTTGATATATCAAGTAATGAATTAAGATGCTGTTATATCGATTTAAAAAATGCTGTTATAGCATAAGTAAAGGAGTTAAAGCAATGACTGAATATCAATTTTTTGGAGTTTTATTTTTTGGATTTATTCTTTTACTAATTCTTTTTGCTTTTGTTCTTAATTTTTCAGAAAAATGTAAAAAGCAACGCAGGGAGCAGGAGCTTCGGCAATGGCAACACTTAAGAAATAAAAAACATATCGAAAAAGGATTTGAATTATAATTTTAAAAGCACATTGTAATAATGTGCTTTTATTTTTTATGTTTATTTGCCGTTATCGTTCGCTGTAACACTGTATAACACGCTTCTATATATTGTCAATGAAAATACTTGAATAAACTTTAAAAAGCCGTTATAAAGCGTTGTAGGCGATATTTCAGAACAGTAATATATTTGTGACTTTTATTCACAATTCTTTTTTTTTTTTTACTTCCCATACTTCCCCACTTCTAATTATACAGATTTTTTTAGAAAAAGTCAATTGACATTTTGCACAAAGTTTAGGCAATATTTTTGTGCATTTTGCCTATTGCAATATTTGGATGATTTGTTATAATAATAGTACAATATAGGTGGCAACCTTAAATGCGGAGGTTTATTATGCAAATTGCAGAAATATATAAATGTTTTTTAGAAAATTATCATAATAATAATTTAAATTCTTATCTTGAAGAAAAAAATTATTATATTTGGAATGATAAAAAAATAAAAAAACAGTTTAAACATTATAGCGGACTTCAAGGAACTATATTAGACTTTGATGAATATGTTATTAGTAAAAGAAACAGTTTAATGTTCTATGATTTAAAAAATCTTGAAATATACGAACCTAAAATTATTCAGCAAACTGTTTATTATAATTCTAAAGATACAAGAACACAAGTTTTTGTTAAATTCTTAATTGAATATTATGGAGTAAGTACAGATTTACCAATAGAAAAAACAGCGTTAAAAGATATGTATTTAATTTATAATAATAAAAGAAGATATATATATGAAGCTGAAGTTTTCGATATTACAGAAACGGGATATGTTTTCAAAATAAGATTCAAATAATAATTATAAAGTCGATATATTTTATATCGACTTTATTTTTTTATATTTTTAATCTACATAGCATTATTATAATTATCATATAATAGCCGTGAGAGCCTTCAGAACGCTATATAAAGAGTTTTTATAGTAAAGTAGTAAACGTATATTACTTAAACTAAAAACATTAAAAACAAGCGTTATAGAGCCTATTAAAAATTTTCTAAAAAAGTTTGAAAAATGCTTGACAATTCAGAAAACTTGTGCTATTATATAGATATGATAAAGATTTGGAGTGATTACGATGCAAAACAGTAAGCGAAATCACTCAGGGTGCAATTTTTTAAATATGAACAAATTGTAAACAATTAAAATAATGCTTGACTTTTGCGTTTATATTTGGTAAAATAAAGACAACAAATGAATATGATAAAATAGGCTGAAGTGAGAAGCGTGGCTAAAGAGTCAAAATGCTTTGCTTCGGTCAATCATCTAAGCAACAATTTTTTAAATATGAATAAATTGTTAATAAATTATTGCCAAATTGTAAATGTAAATAACGTTCAATTTGTGACTTTTATTCACAAAAACACACCAATCCTACCAACATTGTAGACTTTAGTATGGTAAAGCATTAAAATCCTTAAAACCTACTAAGTTAGTATATTTTCAAGAATGACTTAAGGTGATAAAGGGGTAATCGGGCGAATAAAAATTCCCCCACGGAAAATTTGGCTCGAATAAAATTACATCCAATTTTCTGCACACAGTTTTAAATATTTGTGTGCTAAAAGTTGGAATTAAAAGAAAATAGTCATATTTAGGTGTTATATTATTAAATGGAGATAAATTATGTTTAGAATTAGAGTGAACAAAAATAAAATGCCTTATATTATTGAGGCTTTTTGCAAAAGAATCAAGAAAGAAAAATTAAGAGGTATTGAATATTGGCTTGATAACAATTTGGATATAGCTCAATATTTTTTAACTAACTATGTAAAATTGGCTAAATTAAAGCAATTATATGACGATTTAACAATTGACATTATGAGGTATTATCAAAGAAAAGACTTAACTGCAAATGAAATGAAAAATGAATTTAATCATATTATGTGGAAAACTCAATTTAATCATTCGTTTGATACTATGGCAAATAAAAATCCTATCAATATAAATGATTTTAATAGCCGAATTGATTATTATTTGGAAGAGATAAATTATATCAATAATAATCAATTCCATTATAAACACTTATCTTTTACTACAATTATGGCAGATTGGGCAGTTTTGGGAAGTTATCTAACTATTTTATCATTAAGATATGGCAGAAATTTGACTAAATCTGAATATGAACTTGCTAATAGAATGATAAAAGAGAATAAAAAGTTGAATTATAGGCAATTTAAAAATTCAATTTCAAAATCAAAAATGAAAATCGAAAATAAGAATTGAAATTTAAAAATGAAAATTGAAATTTAATATTGACTTTTGAATTTTATTGTGATATAATGTAGACATCAAAGGAAATAAAACATTGAGGTGACTTTTATGACAAGAAATATTCGTTTTAAAAAATGTGATAAGATTTATAAGGAACTTGAAGCAAAACATTGCAAAATTGTTTATGATAATTCAAATACTTTTACTTATCACGGTTGGACTTCTTCAGCAAGAGAAATTGAGGCTGATTTATATTCAAATTACCTTTTAAAAGATAAAATCAATAGTGCCGAGAAATATTATATTTTTGGCAGAATTTTTCAAAGTGCTTTAAGTTTTTCAAAAGGTGATTTTTGGAGGGTTTAATATGAAAGATAATAATTTTGAAAATAAAAATCTAAAATTTATTTGGGGAATTAAGTCACCTATGGATTTGACAGAAATCGAACCTTGTTTATACACTATGAATGATATTGATGTTTGTTATGACAAGAAGAATAAATGTTATCTTTTAGGTATTGAAACAAATTTGATATTTAAAAACACAAAAGAGGAATATAATTATCTTAAAGAACTTTTAGACAAATTTGGTGATTATATTAAGAAAAAATATAGCATTTTTGAACTACCGAAATATAATTTTTTCTTTAAAGACATTACGAATACTTGTTTTGAAAGTGAGCAAGAATGTTATGCTTGGTTTGATATTTTTGTTCGTGGATTTGCTGAACAAAATATAGATAGCATAAAAGAGGTGACTAAAATACCATTGTATAGAACTAAAATTGAAAATCAAAAAGTAGAATTGCCTCTTGACTTAATGAAAGAATTTGGTATTAAAAACGGAAACAAAGTTTGCTTGTGGTATGATAAAGATAGTAATAGTATTAAAATGGAGAAGGAACGAGTATGAGTGGTTTTGACAGAACTAAAAAGAATACTTAAAGAAAATAGTGGTTTGCTCTCTCGAATGAAAGAAAGAGATGGAAATGAAAAATTAAATAAAATTTGTTTAGAAAATTACAAAAAAAAGACTTGACAAATTAAAAAGGTTATGGTATAATTATTATAGTAAATAAGAGAGGAAATAAATATTATGAGGTCAACAAGAAAAATAAGCAGAATGAATGATAGAGGAATGATTTTCATTCCAAAAGAAATTAGAAAAGAACTTGAATTGAAAGATTGTGAACCTTTTGAAATTTTTATTGATGATGATTGTATAATTTTAAAAAAATATAATACAACATTTAATGGTAAATCATATGGAATATAAAATCATAACAAATAAGGAAGGAAAATTATGCTAATAATAAGTCAAAATGATAATTCAGAAGAATTAAAGAAATTAAAATTTGATACAAATTTTAATGTACTTCAGTATGGTGATATACCTATAGGAGTTTGCTTTTCTTATAAAAGAAAAATCTATATAAAAGGTATGGAAACTGCTGTTTGTCTTGAAGATGGTCGGAATGATGAAAAATTTTTTGCTGATACAAAAGTCTTTCCAACAGATGCAATTATATTAACAGATTAATACACGAATAAATATAATAAGGAGATTTAATTATGGAAGAAATTAAAGTAAATTTAGATAATTTAACAAATGAAGAAAGAGAAACTCTTTTGAAGTTAGTTGAAAAAGGAAATAAAACAAATAAAAAGCGTTGGCGAAGTAAAAGGAATAATAAATATTATTCTATTTCAAATTGCGGTGATTTGATAAGTAATATTGAATATGGTTGTGGCCTCGATGAAAGTTCTTATCAATTGGGCAATTATTTTAAAACTGAAAAAGAAGCCGAATTTGCGAGAGACAAACAACTTATTTACCAAAAATTAAAAGATTATGCTTTGGAACATAATACTGAAGAAATTGATTGGAATAATCTTAATCAATTTAAGTGGTTTATAAGATATGATAGTAATTATAAAGAAATAAAATATTGTTGGACAAGATTTTCGATTTATATAAATCAAATTTATTTTACTTCTAAAGAAATTGTGAAAGACGCAATTAAAGAAATTGGTGAAGATAATATTAAAAAGTATTTATTTGGAGGAAATGAATAATATGGAATATACACCACAAAAAGCAATAGATAGCATTGATGAAGTTTTAAACTCGACAATAGATTATGATGAAAGTTTAGAATATGAAATTTCATCTTATGATTTTGATTGGTTAGAGATTGCAAAATCTGCTCTTGAAAAGCAAATTCCGAAAAAGCCATATAAAACTAAAGAACACAAACAAAACAATTGGTATTGTTCAACTTGCAAGTGCTATTTGGGAGATGATATGGAATTGCAAAATGTTTGTTTACATCCAAAATTCTGTGAACATTGTGGGCAAAGAATAGATTGGAGTGGAACTAAGGGAAATGTTGGAAAAGAAAAGGATGATTGATTTAATTGACAGGAAAAAATTACTCGATGAATTTAGATTATATCCAACTGGTATGTCAGATGATAACTATGATTTTATTGAAAGATTGATTAATTCACAACGGACAATAATTCCTATACAACACGCACATTGGATTAAAGAAAATGTAGAAAACACAACATATTATTTTCAATATAAACTATTTTGTTCAAATTGTAAAGGACAATCACCTTTAAGTTCTAATTATAATTATTGCCCCTATTGTGGTTGTAAAATGGACGAAAAAACTGAATAATCACATATTGAATTTATAAAGTGAGCTGAAACACTTTAAAACAGGGAAAGAAGATTTTTTATGAAAAAGAATATTAAGAAAATTTTGTCAGTTGTATTAGTTATAGCAATGGTAGGTGTAATCTTTATGGGTTGCGATACCGAAAGCGTAAAATCAACCGCACAGAAAACAAGTCAAGATACCAAAAACGCAATATCAGCAGGTGCTAACATCATTGAAAATCAGCCTGCACCAACAGATTTAGATTATTCACTTGAACGATACAATATTATCCGCAGAGCATATTGGGTAAACGGACAAAGAGAAAAAGCAAACAGTTTACAATGTGAAGTTGAAAAGCCACTCGGATATATTGTTTTGTTTAGTGAAGCAGGTGCAGTTGTTGGAAATTTCATTGTTGATGGCAAGGTTAGTAGTCTTAATAGTTACTTGTTTCCTGCGCAAACTGATTATGATTGGTCGGGTGATACCGTTGGAAGTGATTACGGTGCAAGTTCTTCGAGTAGCATTTACACCGTTGAAAACCCCGGAATAGACGGTGCATACGGTCAAAATGTTACAGGTATATTTTTCTTTACTACTGATGGCAAGTATATTGAATGGACAGGTGATTTCTTATACAGCGACATTCCGTTTGAAGTAGATAAACCTGTATTGAACTATAAGGAGGGCAAGTAATGAAAAAAGTATTTGCAATAATCGGTGTTGTATTTTGTGCAGTTATTATTATTGGCACACCGTTATTTTTCTCGGCTACACCAACAGGTAAGGCACTATGGAATAATTGGTTTTATAATGTGCAGAAAGCAGACGATGACACAAATTATAAAACACGCAAAAATGTTGAGGACACTTGCAGAGCAATGATGTCAAGTTATGAAACCGACAAACTAACCTATGAGCAATATATTAACAGCGATAATGACGAAAAGAAATCGTGGGCGGAGCAAGCAAAAATGAGAGCAAACAAAACTGCTTCAACATATAACAATTATATTCTCGAAAATTCATTTGTATGGGAGAACAATATACCGAGAGACATTAATTATAAGCTTGAATATATTGAATAAATGAAATGACGGCTATGCACCATTTTAAGAAATATTGGGAATTGCACGGAACACGCCGACCTTTTCCTGCTTTATATGAATAAGGTCAAGGATTTCTGTTGAGTTTATTAATAAAATTAGACTTTTATTAATATCGGGAGGTATAAATGAATAAATATTTAATAATGAACAGCAATGACATAAATGAAGATGAAAATATCATAGAAGCAAATACACTAACTGAAGCACTAATTGATTATATTAAAAATTCTACGAATGGTGTAAGTATTGGTATTGACCTTTTAAAGAAAACGATTGTGCCTTTAAACGAAATAAAAGAACTAATAGAATATATTAATGCTTTGTTTTTTGATTGGGATGATACGATTATAGATATTTATTTATTGGGTGAACATATTTATAATTCTAAAGACTTAAAAAGATAAGAGAAATTTATAAAAAATGAAACAAATAATTATTAAAGATAAAAAAGTTAAATGTGTAACAGAAATTCCATATTCACAAGAAATTATTAAAGAAATGAAAAAGGCAGGATATAAGGTCAAAAATGAAGAATAAAATTATTATTTGTATTTTAACCATTTTAATCGTTGGTGTTTTATCTTTTTGTGCAGGAAGTAGATATACTATAACACACCAAAAAATTCAAGGGGATGTGTTTAAATATGTTGTTATTTTCAATGGTTCAAGATATGGCTATTCAGTAGAAAATGGGAAATTTACAGGTTTGGCATAATTTTTTTAAAAAAATACTTGACAATCTTTGTTTTATGTGCTATAATAAGGTCAACAAATAAAGAAAGAGGTTGTTATTATGACAAACACAGAGTTAGTAAAGATATTTGAGCAGACAATAAGGCAAAAACCATTCTCTTTAAGTGAGAATACAATTAAGACTTATTTATATCATATTGATAGTCTTTTAAAATTCCTCGACAATAAAAACATTGCCGAGATTACAACAAAAGACATTAAGAAATATTTGTTTAATATTAGTTCTGAGGGTGTTTCAGATACAACCTATAATATTTCATTGGCAGGGTTTAAATGCTTGTATAAAGCTTTGAGATACAACCCTATGACAGAAGATATTATTCAAAATAATCCAGCTATTGATATTCCAAGTATCAAAAACGCAAAGCAAAAGAAAAAGACGCCTTTAAATGAAATTGAAAAACAGGCATTATTACATAGTTGCAAAAATGTAAGAGATTATGCTATTCTTGTAACTTATTTGAATGTTGGCTTGCGTGTTCACGAACTCGTTAATTTAACACTTGAACAATATCTTAATCGTGGAAAAAATGGCGAAATTAAACTTGTTGTCAATAAAGGCTCTTATGATGATGAATATATTTTTATTAATGAACAGACCGAAAAGGCAATAGATAATTATATTAAGAATTTAAGAAAAGATTGTGGCTGTAAATATCTTTTTGTATCAAATCAAGGCAATCAAATGACACCAAGTTGTATTTCTAAAACTATTAAGACTTTGGCAAGAAGAAGTGGTAAGTTTTCAGAAGATAGAATTTCACAATTATCAAATCATATTATGCGACACACTATGGCAACTGATTTAGTTAATGAAAATGTGCCGATTGATGTTGTTGCAATGGTATTAAGACATCATAGTCTTGCAACAGTTATGACTTATGCAAAAACGGATAAAGAAAGAGTTATGGAGGCAGTAAGATGACAGATATTCAAGAGGAAAAAGTTGACGAAATTAAAAGAAGTCTTGATAGGGTTTATTTTTATACAGATACTGTGGATTGTGTGGCAATTACGGGCAGTAAAAATGGTGTTTTAATCACTTACCATATATATAGTAACGGTTGGGTTACGAAAAGATAAGGGGATAGAATATGAATATAAATATAATAAGACCTTCAGTTGAAATAAAATCTATTAAACTTAAAGATGTTAAAGCAGGAGATGTGTTTTATATCCAAGGGGCAGATGATGTTCCTTATTTAAAAATGGAACTTTATTATAAAAACGGATTGGATTATGTAGATAGGATTGATACAGTGAATTTGCTAAATGGTGAAATAGTCAAACTTTGCCCACATACATATGTAAGACTTTATAAAAAAACTAAATTAACAATAGAGGTTTGATATGGAACAATATTATATGACAGAAACAAAAATGGGCGATTTTAGTCTACACAAAATTAAGCGTTTATATGGCATTTTAAAAGCTTTTAAAACTTATGATACTTATTTCCGCATTGAAAGTCAAAATGGAAAATTCACGCTCTCAACCTGCTCATTTCTTATTTTAACAAGTTTATGTGGACTTAATGAAGTAGTAACAATTAAATTGTATGGAAATGATAAAGAATTATTGGAAAATACAAAAAGACAACTCGAAAGGATAGCATAATGACAGTTGAAGAATTAGTTGATAAAAAAGACTTATATAATAGTGTTGTGTTTATATATGATAACCACAAGGGTTATTACATTTACACAGGTAACGCTAAAGATATTCCACAATGTATTTTAGAACGCATTGCAGATGAAAGTTCTTATAAGTCAAGACATTTTAATATTTTGTAAAAAAAGTTCTTGACTTTTGCTTTATTTTGTGGTATAATACAGGAGAAGTTAAGAGTTGAGCAATTAGAGATTATACTTACTTGTTTGTTTTCATAATGTATACCTCTTTCAATTAAAATAATTTACCTCCAAAAAAATATATAAAACAGGTAGGTGTAATCTTTAATTGCTCAACCAAATATAGAGAGTTAGTATAATAGTAGTACAACAGACTTTGACTCTGTTAGCAAAGGGGCAGAACCTTTACTCTCTGCCAAATTGTAAATTTACAATTTAATAAACTGAGGTAGAATAAAGAAAAGACCGAAAAGTCTAATTTTAATGGAAGGCTATTTTTAAAAGAATAGTCACATTAACTCAAGTGATAGTGAAACTTTTGAAATAAAAGAATATAATCTATCGTAAATGCCCTCAGCTCCTTGTAAAAGGAATAATGCTTGAGCAGTAAACTAATGATACCCTAATGGCGAGGGTTATAATGTGTCCGTACATAAGATGAAATCAAATTCCCTAAACGGAGAGTAATCGTGTGTCGTTTTAGGTTTTGCGACTATAAATAATAATTGCCTTGTATAGTCTTTTAGGGTGACTCCAAAGAGTGAGATAACATCAAGAGTGGGTGTGTAAGTTTTGGTAGTTCTTATAGTCAAAATACTACCATTAGACAGTTAGCCATTTAAGTGGCAGTGTGTTAAGCACAGAAGATTTAGGCAAGTTAGTCAAGCCTTCGGTTAAGAAAGACTTAATTGAAAACGGACTACACGCAGTCTGAGCGTGACAAAGTCAAGTGTGGTGACTTGAAAAGAAAGATAAAAAAAGCCAAATACTAATTATTACCAAAATAAGTTAGGACTTTTTGTATTGAGTGGGTTATTGACCTATCCATAGTTTTTCTAATGTTGTAATTTTACGATAAAAGAGTGTGCATTATTTTATACGAATTTTACAACACCGACTTTGCATTGCTTTTTTCTTTGCCCTGATATATGGCAAATGAAATATAGTATGTTGCTTATGGCAGATATAGTCTAAGTAAGGCGTCTATCAACCAGATAGAAAATAAGAGTTCAATTCTCTTTGTCTGCCTCTTATTGACTATAATAGGGAGGAAATATGCGAAAGTATAAAAGAAGAATTGTCCATTATAAAATGGAGCGAGAGGGCATTAAGCACATTAACAAAACAGTAAGAAAGCAAAATGGTGAGGTTATTCCGAGTTTTTTCTCTCAATTTTGGAAAACTTATGTGACTAAACCATTAGCACCAAAAGTATCATTAAGGAAAGGTTGATAAAAGTATGAAGAAATATGTAACATACACATCTGATGATGGTAAGTTTAGTCATTCAGATGTTAAGAAAGTAGAACAGTATGAGGAAAAGGTAAAGGCTGAAGAGGAAAGAAAAGCCGAACTTAAAGCAACAAAAGAAGCAAGAAAAGCAGAAGTTGATGAAGCTATGAATAAGGCTTTTGAACTTTGTAAGCAGTTTATCAAAGATTACGGCACTTATGAAACAAAACACCACTTAATTAGTAATTTTAAAGGTAAAGATGTTTTAACTCCGTCATTGACTGATTGCTTTTCGTTTTTTAATGATTTATTGTATTTTTAACGATTTATTTTACAAGGATTAAAATATGGAATTAGAATTAAAAGAAAAAATTATTGATACTTTTAACAAAGAGTTAAAAGGAAATTATATTAAAAATCTTATAGAAGGCTCTGAAATCGCTTATACGCTTATTTTAGATAATATTAACAAAGGATATAGTCTTGAGCAAGTAAAGGCTTTTTGTGAATTACAATTAAGCCCTAAAGGCAAAGAAACAATGAGAAAAGTAGCAGGAGCAAAGATAACAAATAATAATTAAAAATAATAAGGAGAATTTATGGCAAGAGAAATTAGAAGAACAGACTCACAAGGCTTGATTGTAGGTGTACTTTCAGAATTGGCACTTGAAATTATTGATGATGAAATTAAACTCTCAAATGGAAAAACAAAAAAGTGTAAGAGAATTGTAGCAAAAGACAAGAAATTTAATAATGCAATTAGTATTGAAACAGTAAATGGCACTTTTTCATTTCCTGCACCGAGTTTTTGTTCAAGTATTACACGAGAGGGCGAAGAAAGTAAGTCTTTTAAGTCTTGGGAAACAGTAGTTAATGAGTACAAGGATAAATTGCATTATGGCGAAAATGCCGACAGAGTTGCATTGACAGTTAGTTATGCCCCTCAAGTTAGTTATAATAAACAAAAGGATGATGTATTAGTCTATGCAAATTCCTTTAATACAATACGCATTACAAGAAGAGTTGGCGAAGAAACTGAAAGTTCAACAGATATGTCAACAGAGTGTATTATTAAGTCAATTAGACCTGAAATGAGAAACGAAGAAGAAACAGGTCGAAAGATTGTCGATATTATGACAGTTGGTTATGGCGATGCTGATACTCCTTTGATTGGTATTGTTTCATCACTTATTATTCCCGAAAATCTTGTTGATGATTTTGAAAATACTTTTGAAATCGGTCAAACTTGTAAGCTTGATTTTGAACTAAAAAGCGTAAGGGTTGGGGGTAGTCAAACACAGCAATCACACGGCTTTGGTAGAAAAGCAAAGGTTAATGAAGGTTTTTCTGTAACAGAAAGAGTGGTTATTGGCGGTGACGAACCTTATAATGATAGTGATATGGAAACCACACAAGAACTTGCTTATACAAAGGCTGAAATTAAGTCGCTCCTCAAGGATTTTGAAATTGTAAAAAAGGCAAAACTTGAAAAGGGCAAAGAAAATGCCTCAAACTCAAATAGTAAGCCGAGAGGCTTGGGTCATAGGGCAACATTTGAAACACCGACTGCAAGTGACAATCCTTTTGATGATGGTGAGATTATTGATGACGAAGATGACGAAAATCCATTTATGTAATCAGGGGAGGGGATAATATATGTCGCTACTTGATGAACTTAAAAATATTGCACAAGATAAAGGTGCTTTAGTTGGTGGATTAGAGGGCAAAAAGATTTTAGTTTATGGCTCAAATGATTGTGGAAAGACTTATCAATCAATGCACTTAGATAAACCACTACTTCTTATGACCGAGAGTGGTGGTGGTGCATTAAGCAATCGTAAAAAGTCTATTTCGACTTGGAGTGCATTTTGTCAAATGGTTGAAACTTTGGCAGGCAAGCATTATGATGAGATGAAAAAACTCTTTTCTACAATTATTATTGATACAGCCGAAAATCTTGTTGATTTGTCTGAAAAGTCAACTTGTAATGAGTTTGGTGTTCGTGACTTGAGTGAAATTCAAGGCAGACAAAATGGCTACAAAATTTCAAGGAATAATTTTTCAGCACAAATTAACAAATTGACATCACAAGGTTATTGTGTTGTATTTATTTCACACGAGGAAACAGTGGAAAGAACTGACCCTGTTACTAATGAAAAATACTCATATGTTCAGCCAAAAGGAACTTCAAATGAAAAATCTTCAATGCGTATGCTCCGTGATTTGTGCGATTTTGCCATTTATGTAAGACCAAATGGTATTGACCCAAGCACTTATGAAACAATACCGTCTACGGCTATCTGTAAAGAAACAAAGACAAGTTTTGCTCGTTCAAGATTTGCTATGCAGACTTTTATTGACCCATTTACAGCCGAAGGACTTAAAGAGGCTATTGAAAAAGCTATCCAAAAGTCAGCAGAAAACGAAGGTGTAGCCGTTGAAAAATATAAACAAAAGAAAGAGTCTTATACAAAACAAGACTATTTTGATATGATTGCCCCTTATGTTAAGAGATTGTCAAAGAACTTTGCTAACGAAATTTCAAATATTATTGAGAGTGAACTTGGCGAAGGTCGTAAAATTACAAGTGCAGATGACGATGAAATTATAAATCTTGATAATATTTATAATAGACTTGTTACACTTGCAACATCGTTAGACATAACGGTGTGAGTACATAAGAATATAATTGCAAATTATTTAGCCACTTTGATTTTGTGTCGGAGTGGCTAAATTTAAAAGAGAGATATTAAATGCCTAAATGTAGATTTTGCAAAAAAGAAATAAAGAACACAAAAGAGTGTTATATAGTCGCAGGAGAGCGTAGAAACACTTATTTTTGCAATATTGAGTGTTATCATAACCAACTTGCAAAAGACAAATATAAGCCAAGTAAGACTACAATAACAGGTGATATAAACCCAAGACGAGAATTGACGGACTATATATTAGCACTTTATGTAAATCAAGGTATAGATAAGTACGATATTCCGTGGCAAATGATGATGTCACAATTAAAAAATATTATAGATAATCATAAAGAACAAAAATACACTTATCAATCAATATTATATGTGCTTAAATATATGAATATGATAGGTGTTAATTTATTCGATGAAAGGTCAAATGGTTCAGTATTGTCTCTCGTAGAATATTATTATAATGAGGCAAGACAATATTGTATTGATACAAATAGACTTAAAAGGATTTTTGAAAAGGTAGAATTAAATGAAGAACCGATAATTATAACTAAAAATGTAAGTAAGAGTAAATTGCAGCCCAAAAAAATGGACTTTGACTAATGGAGGGGTATATGTTATATTCTAATGATATTGGAAATTTAATTTTAGGTGCAATTTGTAATGATTGTTCTTTGGTTTTAAAGGATAAAATGCCCCTTGTAAAATATGATTTTGAACCTAATCAATTTCATAAAATTGTTTTTGTGAGTGTATATAATCTTGCCTTAAAAGGTGTTAAAGAGGCAACAGAGGTAGAAATAACAGAGTTTCTTGAAAATTATACTTCAGAGTATAATACTTTCACAGATAATAATGGAATTGAATATATAAAGACAATAAGAACACTTGCAAAAGTTGACAACTTTGATTATTATTGGCAAACTCTCAAAAAATATTCTTTATTAAGAAAATATAAAGAGAGTGGCTTTGACATAAATAAATTTTTTGATGAGTCAAAAGACGAAACAAAAGAAAGGCAAAAAGTTGATAAAGTCAGTATTGATGATATTGTAAATTATTATGACAAATTACAATGCGACATAAAAAATGACTTTTTATTTAATAATGACATAGAGGAAATTATATGTGGTGACGGCTTTGATAATTTACTTGATGAATTAGAAAAAGAGCCTATGGTTGGTGGGCAACTCGCTTCACCTATTTTGACAAATCTTTATCGTGGCTGGTGTAAAGGACACTTACTTTTGCGTGGCGCACCGAGTTCTTTTGGTAAAACCTTAATGAGTATTATGGATTTACTTATGGTTGGCTGTTTAAAAATATGGAATGAAGATGAACAGAAATTTGTTGACAATCCATATTATCAAGGTAAGGCAGTTTTAATTCATTCAGAACAAAAATCTTTTACTGAAATTCAGCCAAGAGTTGTTTCGGTATTAGCAAAAATCAATTATTCAACTATTCTTGACGGAAATTATACAAAAGAGGAAAAACAAAGACTTATTGAGGCAGGTCACATACTTAAAGAAAGCGAATTTAAAATTGTCAATTATCCTAATTTTACTTCTTCAGGTATGAGAGAAAAATGCAAACAATTAGCATTTGAGGGATATGAGTATTTTTATCAAGATTATATTTGGAATAATAGTTATATTATTTCAGATATGAAAAAAACAATGGGATTGACAAATATTTCAGAACCTAACGCTTTGTTGAATTTTTCAAATCAACTTAAAATGATTGCCGAAGAATTTGATATTGCTATGGCTACTTCAATGCAGTTGAATGATACATATAAAACAGCCGAAATACTTGATGAGGGTTGTCTATATGCCTCAAAAGCAGTCAAAACAAAACTCGATAATGGTTGTATTACAACCTATCCAAAAGAAAAGGATATAAAGCAACTTGACTTACTTATCTCTAAATGGAATAGAAAATACAATACTAATAATAACTTTGAACTTTTAAGACCGAATATGTTGACGAGTTGTTTTAAAACAAGATATGGTAAATATGGCGATAATGTAAAAATTTGGTCTTATATTGATAAGTCAATAGGTAAAATTACAGATATGTTTGCAACAGATGAACATAATAATTTGATAAATATTCAACCTATGTATATTAAAAGAAATTAACGCTTGACAAATGATAAAATTTATGGTATAATTTTGTTAAATTAAATTATTGAAAGGTGCGAAAATATGGAATGCATTTTAGTTTTAGGTTTATTTTTTCTATATTTAATAGCAGATAGATTTTTTGATTATTTAAACGAAAGAAATAATAGGAGGTAAAAATATGAGTTTGGTAGAATTATACAATAAAGCAGACTATAAAGATAAAAGTGGAATGTTGTTTAATGATGATTGTATGAATGTTTTATCGCAAATTAATAATGAAAGCATTGATTTAATTGTCACAGATGTTCCTTATCCAACTACGCAAAGAGGAAATTCAGGAAATAGTGGTGGAATGTTACAAAAAGAAATCAATAAAAAGGGCAAAGTTTTTAATTTTAATAGTATTGATTGTTCTGTTTATGCTCCTGAATTGTATAGGATATTGAAAGACGGCTCTCATTGTTATGTTATGACTAATCACATCAATCTTATTAAAATGTTAAATACATTTACTGATTTAAGAACTGAAGAAGAAATTAGGGGGGGGCGGAAGCCGTATGGTTTTCACTTTATCAAGAGTTTAATTTGGAATAAAGGCAATAAAATAATGGGGCAATATTATATGAGCCAATTTGAATATATATTATTTTTCCGTAAAGGCAAGGGTGTCAAAATAAATAATTGTGGTACAAGTGATATTTTATCTATTCCAAATAAAAAGACTAAAGATGAAAATGGTAAAAATTTACACGATACTGAAAAGCCTATTGAATTAATGCAAATTTTAGTCGAAAATTCAAGTAAAGAAAATGACATAGTGCTTGACCCATTTATGGGTATTGGTAGCACTCCATTAGCGTGTATTAATTTAAACAGAAAATATATTGGTGTAGAATTAGATAAACAATATTTTGATATTGCAGTTGAAAGAATGAAAAATAAGGAGTAAAAACTATGGTATATATGGGAAGTAAATCACGAATAGCTAAAGAAATTGTGCCGATTATTCAGTCTTATATTGACGATAATAATATTCACAATTACTTAGAGCCTTTTGTTGGGGGGGGGCAATGTAATTGATAAGGTGAAATGTGAACATAAATATGCAAGTGATGTTCAGCCTTATTTAATTGCATTGTTAAAGCAAACACAAAAAGATACAAGTGTATTTCCCGAAAGTATTACCTTGGAACAATATAAAGATGTAAAAGACAACAAAGAAAAATATCCTGCTTGGTATGTTGGACTTGTTGGGTTTTGTGCAAGCTTTGGAGGACGATATTTTGGGGGTTATGCAAGAGATAAGCAAGGCAATAGAAATCACTCTAATGAACGCATAAGAAACCTCATCAAACAATCACCGAACTTAAAAGATATTCAATTTACTTGTTGTGATTTTAAAAATATTAAGCCGACTATTAAAAATTTCGTAATTTATTGCGACATTCCTTATAAAAATTCTACAAAATATAAAGTAGACGATTTTCCCTATGATGAATTTTATGATTGGTGTAGACAAATGGCTAAAAACAATATAGTATTAGTTAGTGAATATAATATGCCAGATGATTTTGAGTGTATATGGCAAAAAGAAATTAAAACCTCATTGTGTATAGATAGAGCAAAAACGGATTCAAAACGAGTTGAAAAACTTTTTATAATAAATTCAAAATAATACTTGACAATCTCCTTATCTTGTGATATAATTAAGACAACAAATAGATAAGGAGATTTTTTTATGAGAATTTATACAATATTAGTAGATGGCGAAAAAGTCTTGCCAAAAGCATATAAAACTTATGGTGAAGCATTAGAGTGTATTCTTTGCCCATTAGATGAAGGATTGTCTGTAGTAAATGATTTAGGTCAAGGATTGTTTGTAGTAAATGATACAACATATCAAATTATAGATTGTTATGTGGAGGATTAAATAATGAGAGAAATGTTATTTAGAGGGAAACCAGTTAATAAAGCTGACTATACACTTTACGAAAAACTTTACAAGTCTGATGTTTTTAATAACGGATTTGTCTATGGCTCTTTGATTGTAAAACATGATAAATACTTTATCTGTGTAGGCGTTGCTGGTGTTATGATTAATAGTTCAATCAACAATGCAACGGCAACTCTGATTGAAGTAATACCCGAAACAGTCGGTGAATATACAAATTTGACCGATAAGAACGACAAAAAGATTTTTGAAGGTGATATATTAAAGCCAGATTACGATAACAACTCTTATTACAGAGTTGTTTGGGATAGTGGCAAATTACATTTAAACATAGAAGAATATTGTTTTAACGATTCTGAGGGGAAAGCTTTGTGGTCGTGGTGCGAAAATATAGCACAATATCAAATTAACGGTTGTGTAGACAATTGTGAAATTATCGGCAACATACACGATAATCCCGAATTGTTGGAGGCAGAAGAATGACTAAATTAAATAAAACAATAAAATTAAAGCAAAAAACAGTGATGGAGAAAGATTATGAAATTTGATAAAGGTGATAAGGTAACTATATATAAAATACCATTGGGTGTTGGTAGGAATATTAAGTATAGTGATTTAGAAATAGGATTATGTGGAATAGTGCAATATGCTCATACGAACAGCTATGGTGTTAAAATAGATAATAAATATAATCATAGTAGTGGCAAAGGTTTATATTATTTTAAGCCGAGCGAATTGCAATTATTTAAAGAATACGAACAAAATAATATTTATAATAAAGGAGAAGAAAATATGAATAAAATTATTGGTAATTATAGAGTGGCAAAGGTAAGATTTCTTGAAGGAAGTAACACACACAATACATATAATTATGCTTTGTTTGATGATAAAATTCAACAATATGATAATTGCGTAGTTAAATCTGCAAATCACGGACTTGGAATCGCAGTCATTGAAGAAATTATTGATGATGTTGATAATATTTCTGTAACAGATAATTATGGAAATATTCGAGAAATCGTATGTAAAATTGATATGTCGGCATTTAATAAGCGTATTGATGATAGACAAAGAGCATCACAACTTAAAAAGGAAATGGATAAGAAAGTTAAGGAATTACAGGGTCTTGCACTTTATAAGATGATGGCTGAAAATTCACCTGAACTAAAGGCTATGCTTAGTGAATATGAGAGGTTAGTTAATAATGGATAATATAATCACAGTACAAGAAGCAATTAGAACGCTCAAAATGGAAATGTTGGGCGATAGTGAGCAGATGAAATGGGCTAAACAAATAGCAATAGAAGCACTTGAAAAGCAAATTCCGAAAAAGCAAGAACAAGAATATGATTGTAAAAATTGTATTCACGATGAAATATGCCCTATATGGGATGATTATAATGACGAACCTTATGTAGACGGATATAGAGGATTTTGTAATAATTACGATAAATTTAAAGATAAATCACAATATGTTGAACTGCCTTGTAGAATTGGCGATAAAGCATATAAAGTTATTAGAAGTGAACACTTTGGCAATCATATTCAAGAAATGACAGTAAGAAAATTTGGAATGTTTGCTCATACAAATTTGGAGATGATTTTTGGGATGGAAAATAATTGGGATGTCTTTTTTGACAAATCAAAAGCAGAAGCAAAGTTAAAGGAGTTAAACAATGGAAAATCTTAAAGATACTGAATTAGAACAAATGAAAGACCTTAATAATTGGAAAGAGATTACGAAAGGCTTATATCGTTATGTGATTAGTGCAAATGCTTGTTATGAAATTCATATCAAGATACGCAAATTTGATAGACCTATTTTAATGGCAAACGCAAGTTTGTTTTTAGTCGGTGATTGGCGTGATAAAAATGGGGGTAGTTTCTTTTCAAGAGAGTGTTTATTATCAAAGAACCAAACTGTTCAGAAATGTATTGAAAAGGCAATACAAGATTACAAGGAAAATATGAGTTGAGGGAGTAGAAATGACTTATAGAGAGTGTGTATACAACCTTGTCGACAAGGTATGTGATTTATCTATTGAAGCAATAGATAAAATAGCAGAATTAAAACAAGAGAACAATAAATTAAAACAACGAGTTGCAGAACTCGAAAAGCCAAAGCCAAAACATAAGTTTAGAGTTATGACTAATGGTGAGTATTGTGAGAAATGGCTTTCAAAACATAAATATTGTCTGCTTTCTGGTGGAACAGTGCGTTGCCCATTATTTCCCAGTAAACCTTGTTTTAACGAGAATGTTAATGAGCCTTGTAAAATAAACGGTAAATACATAATAATTGAGGTGAAAGAATGAGAAAGCAATCTCAAAACATAAATATAGATACAAAAATTATAGTACATTGCAAAGACTGTATATTTGCAAGGAAACGATACGGCAAGTTAGAATGTATCAATGGTATTAATTATCGCAATACTTACAACGACCCTAATATGTTTTGCAGTTATGGGAGAAAGGAAGTATGGGCAAAATTCAAAATGGCAAAAGGTTGATAAAGATGAAATCAACACTATAATCTTTATGAATAAGAGGTCACAGGAGGAGTTTAAAGTAATCAAAAATTTAACAAATGCGATTAGAGGATGAGGAAATTGCTAAAGAACTTTAAGACGGAAATAAACCCAACAATCGAGCAGAAAGTCAAGATTAACAAGACTATCGGTACTTGTAGATACATCTATAATTTCTATCTTGCTCATAATAAAGAACTCTATGATAAGGGTGAGAAGTTTATCTCTGGAAAGTCATTTAGTGTATGGCTTAATAATGAATATATTCCAAATAATCCTGATAAATTATGGATTAAAGAAGCATATTCAAAAGCCGTAAAAAAATCAATTGAAAATGGATACACTGCTTTTACAAAATTTTTTAAGCACCAATCAGGTTATCCTAAATTTAAGAAAAAAGGAAAGTCTGATGTAAGAATGTATTTTGTAAAGAATAATCCAAAAGATTGTGCTTGCGAAAGACATAGATTAAAAATACCGACTTTAGGTTGGGTGCGCATTAAGGAAAAAGGTTATATTCCGACTACCAAAGATGGATGGGTAATCAAAAGTGGTACGGTATCCATCAAAGCAGATAGATACTATGTGTCAGTTCTTGTAGAAATCCCTAATACTAAGAATGTTAATAATAGTAATGATGGTATAGGAATTGACTTAGGCATAAAAGACTTGGCAATTGTTTCTAATGGTAAAACCTATAAGAATATCAATAAGTCAGCAAGACTAAGGAAATTAGAAAAACAACTGAAAAGAGAACAAAGATGTCTTTCTCGTAAATATGAAAACTTAAAGAAAGGAGAGTCCACTCAAAAGAACATACAAAAACAGAAGTTTAAGGTACAAAAACTTTATCATAGAATAGATAATATTCGTACTGATTACATTAACAAAACAATAGCAGAGATAGTGAAAACCAAGCCATCTTATATAACTATTGAAGATTTGAATGTATCGGAGATGATGAAAAATAGGCATCTTTCAAAAGCCATTGCATCACAGAAGTTTTATGAATTTAGGACTAAACTAAAAACTAAATGTGATGAAAATGGCATTGAATTAAGAGTTGTAGATAGATTTTATCCATCTTCTAAACTTTGCCATTGTTGCGGAGCTATCAAGAAAGATTTAAAACTTTCAGATAGAATATACCGTTGTAATTGTGGCTATGTTGAAGATAGAGATTTTAATGCAGCACTTAATTTACGAGATGCTGTAAGTTATGAAGTTGCATAATCAAGCAAACATAATTGTGTACCGAAGGCTATTTCGGGAATTTACGACTGTGGAGTGTACCAAGAACTTGCGAGTAGCGTATTATTTACAATCGCCAAAGCATACACTTTGAAACAGTAAGGAGTATCTGTGAGGACTTCAATTTCTCGATGTGATTAAGTATATTTAAACACATTTTGAGTGGCAGGCTTAATATGGAGTATTTAATTACGAATGGCAATTATTATATTGGTGGGGATAAAAATGGTACACGCACGCTTACAACGAATGTAAACAATGCTTGTGTATATTCTACTAAAGCAAAAGCAGAAAACGAACTTGAAAACGCTGTTAGAAGTAAAAATGGCTGGTCTTTAGCTGTAAATGATGAATGGTTCATTAAAGGTAGACAAGATGTTGAAATAACTAAACCTATTGAAATGGCTAAACCTATTGAACTTGATTTTGATTTTCATAAAGAACTAATTGAGTTGCAGGATAAAATAAGCCAACTTGAACAAAGAAAAGAATATCTAAAATATCTTATAAGCAAGTATGATAGAGAAATCAGTGATATTGAACATTGTGCTGAATTTTATAATCTCAATGCAAGTCAAGGATATAAACTTTATAAAATGTTACATAATGTAACTAATAAGCGTCGAGAAGTTAAAAATGAATTTAATTCAATTCATACAATCTTATATTCCAAAATAACAAGTGCTGAAATCAAAAATATAAACAAATCAATTTATAATATATACAACAACCAACAATATTCAAACAGAGTATTTGATGATTTATTTGATATAGTAAAGTGAGGTATATAAAATGTTTAATGTATATAAAAAAGAAACAGATGAAATTGTAAGTGTATATGATATAAGAACAGATAGAGCAGGTTATCCTATGTTTTTAATCTATGAAAATAATCAATGGAAATATAGAAGTGCAAAACACTTTAAACCTATTCCGTCTTGGATTGGAAATGAGGCTTAACGATGAGATTATGGCATTATGAATTATTGAGTGTGTTACCTCGTTGTCAACTTGTATCACAATTAAGGGAGTGTACTGCTATTGCTAAAAACATTCATAAATATGGTACACCAAATCATTTACTTGTAAATAAAATTTCTGATTATGATATTAGAGATTTTAATATCTATTGTAATAAAGTTATTTATTATATGTTGCAAAGAGGTTATAATATTTCAGAAAGCACTTTAGATAAACTTGAGGAATATACAAATTTTAGACTTGCAGGCTCTCCTTCGCTTGAATATTCAACAGTATTTAAAAATTGGCACAATAAAGAATATTTAAGAATTTGTATGGCTAACCTTTATGAAAAACATATCAGTCAAGGCGAAAGTAAAATAACAGATGAAGAATGGCAAAAGATAACAGATAAATATAAAAAAATTACGAAAGAGGAATATAAAGTTTGACAGTAATTGTAAATAACGAAAAAATTTCAAATGTTAAATTTATATTACAAGAAAAAGACTACATAAATATTATCTATGGAGGAGAATATTGGGCATTGAGCCGACTTATAGATAATAAAAATATCAACCTTAAAGTAGTGGCATAATTATGAAATTTGACATTGAAAAAATAAATGAACAACTTAATACTGAAGATGTAAAAAAAGTGCTTTATTCCCTTAATAGCGATGTTTTTAAAGAGGATGAGGAACAGATAATATTTTATTCGGCTTGTCACAATAAAGAGCCTTGTGACCCCTCACATAAAGCTAAATTATATTACTATAAAAATTCAAAGACTTTCACTTGTTATGTGTGTAGTGAGAGTTTTGATATTTATGATTTAGTCAAAAAGAATAAGGCGTTATTTAATGAACAATGGTCTTTTCCTAAATGTGTTAAATATGTTTGTGAGATTGCTAATATACCATTTGATTATAGTGGTGAAATAAAAGAAAATCCCAATAAATATAATTGGCAAAGTAGTTTAGCTAAATTTATGGGCAAAAATAAAAACTTCAATGCTAATTATTATAATAGGAATGTACTGTTGTTTTTTGAGCCTATATATCATCAATCTTGGCTCGATGATAACATTTCTATTAAAACAATGGAAAAATATAATATAGGTTATTATCCTTTGCAGGACTGTATTACTATTCCTTGCTTTGACGATAAGGCTAATTTAATCGGCATAAGAGGTCGTTTTTTAAATCCTGAAAGTCAAGTTAAATATTTACCGATTAGATTATTAAGTGGTATCGAATATAAATTCCAAACAAATAATTACTTATATGGTATTTGGTATACAAAACAGGCAATTAAATACCATAAAAAATGTGTTCTGTTTGAAGCTGAAAAAAGCACCTTACAATGTGATACTTATTTTGGAGAGGATAATTTTTCTGTTTCGCTTTATGGCTCGGCAATGAGTAAACAAAAAAGAGATATTATTCTTGAACAGGGTGTAAATGAAGTTATTATTGCTATTGATTTTGACTATGATACAATATTAGATGAAAATGGCAATAAAACCGAAGATTTTACTCAATTTGAGAATAAGGTTTATAAAATTTCAAGATTTTTCAAAGGTTTTTGTAAAGTATCGGCATTGGTGAGTTATGGTGGGCATAATTATAAAGATAGTCCAAGCGATTTAGGAAAAGAAAAATATTTAGAATTGTATAAAAATAGGGAAGTGATTTAAAACTTTGGTGCATTTTAACTAAATTTTTAAATCACTTTTTGTTGATTTTGCTTAAATAATAAATTTTTCTTGACTTTTGGCAATATTTGTGGTATAATTCAAGTAAACTTAAAGAAAGGAAGTTTTGAAAATGTTTACTAATTGTATAAACATAAAACACAAAAACTCGCAAACAAAAACTCAAATTGAAAATGCAATTAAATACTTTGAAAAGTGTCTTGTTGATATTCAAAGCGATGGCAGTTGTTATGAACGAAGTGCTTATGAAAATACGAAAATTGCATTAAAATCATTAAAAACAAATCTTAAATTGTTGGAGGAAATGAAAAATGCCAATTAATGTTGAACTCGATAAAAAGAAAGAATTTTCACACTCTCTTGATTTTCATAAAGATATTCAATATGGAGATGTATTTGAATATTGTGACCCAAATGATTATAATATTGGTGATGACAAATGGTATGGAATGAAAGTTGGCAAAGAAGCCGATAATGGTGCTTTGGTTGATTGCATTGTTGACCTTGATACTTTTGAAATTTATACAGATATTGAACATTATAAATTTTTGGAAATTATTGATTGTAGTTTGGTGAAAAATGCAGATTAAACCACTTTATGAAAACACAGATTATGTTACAATTTCAGATTATCTTGCTAAATGTGGAGTAGTTAATACACAAAAATGGCTCTCACACAAAGCGTTAGAAAAGTCAAGTGATTATGACAATATAGATGAGTGGTGTGAAAAGCTAAACTACGCTATCAATGAAAAGGAAAAATTTTATCTATTAGTTGATAGTGACCTTGACGGATATTTCAGCAGTTCAATGTTTTATATTTATTGTAAACATATAAACCCTAATGTCAATATTATTCCCATATTCCATACAGAAAAGCAACACGGAATTGATAAAGATAATTTAAAATATCTTAAAAGTCAAGAGCCTTCGATTTTAGTAGTCCTTGACGCAGGTACAAACGACATTAAACAAGATAAAAAGTTGACTGAATTTGGTTGGCAAATTCTTTGTGCAGACCACCATAAGCAAGAGAAAAAAATAAATTCCTATTGTTTATTAGTTAATAATCAAGTAAGTAATAAAGTTGTCAACAAGGGTCTTTCAGGTACAGGTGTAGCGTGGAAAATTTGTAAAAGATATGACGAACTTTATAGATATAATTTTAGTAAAAAGTTAATATCTTATGTTGCCATTGCAAATATAGGTGACAGTATGTCTTTTACATTTGCCGAAAATGAAACATTTAGGCATTGGGGTATGTTATCTATCTATAAGATACTCAAACCTTTTGTGGCTAATTTAAACAGAAATGACGAAACTGACAATAAGGCTTTTTCTTTTGGTTTAATCACAAACATAAACTCTCTTATTCGTTTAGGAACACAAGAAGATAAAGTAGAATTATTTAAAGCGTTATGTGGCGAAATTGACTCGGCAGAAACCATTGAAAAGTGTAAAAAGTTACATAATAAGCAGTCAAGTGAAACAAAAAGACTTTTAGAACATTCAGTTGAAATTGTAGACAATAATAAATTTGTAATTGCAAGAATACTCGAAAAGACAACACTTACAGGTCTTGTAGCAAACAAAATGATGAGCATTTATGAAAAGCCGATTTTCTTAACCCACAGTAGAGATAACGGAGAGTTGGCAGGAAGTGTTCGCAGTCCTTTTGAAATCAAAGACTTGTTGCCCCAAGAATTATTTAATTATAACCAAGGGCATAATTGTGCATTTGGTACTTCTTATCAAAAAGAAAACGAGCAAGCGTTAATTAAAGCTTTAAATGACCTTGACATTCCGTCAGAGCCTTTACAAGCCGTTTTTATATCTACGACAACAAAGGATATACCTAACTACTTATATGACTTTATAGACGATTACATAGCATATTTTGGAATGGATATACCTATACCAAGAATACATATAAAACCTTTTAGTCTTTATAATGATGAAATTCAGGTATTGGGTGCAACACAAAGGACTATAAAATTTAAGCGAAACGGCATTGACTTTATTTTGTTTAATTGTTCAAACAAACTTAAAGAGCAATTAAAACTTAATAGTCAACAAAAACAAATGGTTACCCTTGAATTTATAGGTGAGCCTTGTTATAATGAATTTAGAGGGCAACGAAATAAACAATTTATTATTGACTCAAATAATATAGAAATAAGTTATAATAAGAAAAGTTTTGAGGATTTTATGTAATGACAAAAAATAAAGAATTAAAGAAATTACAAAGAACAGCAAATAAATATGTTCAAAAATTGAATAATAATATTTTAAATGATGATTTATGGCGAGGAAGATTTATTGTTCGACAAGTTAATCGTTATGATTATAGGTACGGAGATGGAAGTGGCTATCATTTTACTATAAAACTTGAATTTAAAGATTTGAAAACAGGTCAAACAAAAAATCTTTTATGAGCCATTATATTTTGCAAGTTTTTTAATTGGAAATAATCTTTTTAGTTTAATGAACGACTTTATTGTAAAAAGATTGTGATATATGGAGTAAAGAAACAACACAAGAATTAAAAAATGACAAAACAATTTATAGGAGAAAATAATTATGAAACTTATTATGGATAGTGATTTGACAAAAAAAGAAAATCTTATTGAGTGTGAAGATTGTGGTAGCGTTGTTGAGGTCAGCAAGGAAGATTGGCAAATTGGCGAATACGGACTTGAATATTTTGAATGTCCTAAATGTCATAAAAGACAATATCACTCTATGGGAATTGATATTGATGAAAATAATATTGAATATCCAAAGCATTTTGATACAAATGACGGCTATCTTGAAACAGAAGAAAATGCAACCAACGAGGAAATAACAGAGCTTTGTCGAAAGGCTATTAAAGAATTTAAAGAAACTAAACACATTGTGAAAATGTATCTTAAAAATACTGTTATTACTGTATTTGATAATGTAGAGGAACAGGCTTATGAAGTTGTAGTAGCAAGAAAGCCTTATCATACTTATGTTCCATATAAAAATTAAATAAGGACTTATTTTAAAAGGGAAGGAGGCATATGATTGAAACGAAACTTAATAATTTCAGTATTAGGAACGGCAGGGTTGATTTCTTTGCTCTATTATATGATAAAATTTTGTTCAATTATGAACAAAACTGAATTTATGTGTTGGACTATTGTATCTGTTATTATTATTATAACTATTATAATAGGAATTGTTAATACGTTTAAATTAAATAAAGTTCAGAAACAACTTTCTTGTCTAACTGAAATTATAAAGGCAGAAAGAGAGATTATTGAAAAATATCATTATGACGAATTGTCGGCTATTGAAAATAATCTTGAAAGCATATTAGATTTAGATAGGAAGTGACTGACATAGCGTGGTATGAACACTATAATTATGATAATCAACAAGAATTGATATTAAAATTATGTAAAAAATTTAATATTTCTTATCCAAATGTAAGATATAATTGTTTCGGTCAAACGGATGTCACTTTTATTCAAGGACTTTATGAATATTTGGTCGAATTAGATATAAAAAACGAAAATTTTATAATTAAGCGTAAAAATAACAAATCAAATGGCTATAAATCAAACAAAAATTATATGGCAACAGTTAAAACTATAAAAACAGGTGGTTGGTATCAAGTTATTAAATGGATTGCAAAAAATAGCGAGATATAACTTAATAATTTCAGTATTAGGAACGGCAGGGTTGATAAATGAATATAGATAAAAAAATAATTGAAAATGTTATAGATAATTTAACTTTTAAATTTCCATATACAATAGATGAATATGTCAACAATCCTATTATTGAAAATTATCATTATCACTCTTATTTTTCTAATGTTGGAATGGCAGACTCCCCAACTAATAATGAAAGCTTCGCAAAAAGAATTAAAGAACTTAATGGAAAATGTATTTTTTCAGGCGAACACGGTTGGCAAGGAAATCAATTTGAAGTATATGAGATAGCTGAAAAATATGGACTTAAATATCGTCATTCTACTGAGGCTTATTGGGTTAAAAATAGGCTTGAACAAGATAGAACAAATTGCCATATTTGTTTAATTGCTTTAACTCCAAAAGCAAGAGAAGATATTAACTATATTTTATCTATTGCAAATATTGACGGGTATTATGGAAATCCAAGAATAGATTTAGAACTATTATTTTCTTTAAATCCAAATGAAGTTATTGTTACTTCTGCTTGTGTTGCAGGTTGGAAATATGATGATGCTGAAAATATTTGGCTTAAAGTAGCTAATTATTTTGGCGATAACTTTTTCTTTGAAATTCAGCCTCATAATACGGATAAACAAAAAGAATTAAATCAAAAAATTCTTGAATTATCAAAAGAATATAATATTCAAATAATTTGTGGACTTGACTCTCACTATATTGATACTGATTTAGATGATATTAAAAGAGAAAAAATACTTGAATATAAAAAGATAAAATATGATGATGAACAGGGTTGGTATTTAGATTTTCCAAATATTGAAATTATTTATAATAGATTGAAAGAACAAGGTGTTTTATCTGAATATGAAATTTGGCAATCTATAATGAATACTAATGTATTCAATTCAAATAAAGCACAGGAAATTATATTAGATAAATCATTTAAAATTCCTTCTATTTATAAAGATAAAACTTATGGTGAAAAAGTTAAAATATTTAAAAATGTTTTAAATAATGAATATGCAAATGAAAAAGACAAGTCTAAAGCAAGAGTAGAGGGGATAAGATACGAAGCAGAACAAGTAATTGACAGTAAAGTTGTTGACTATTTCTTAACAAATAGAGCGATTTTACAAGAGGCAATAAATAATCAAGGTGGTATTCTCACTAAAACTTCAAGAGGTAGTATGTCATCTTTTTATATAAATAAATTGCTCGGTTTTACAACTCTTGATAGATTTAATGCAGAAGTACCTATTTACCCTGAACGATTTTTAACAAAAGAAAGAGTACAAAGTGGGCAAATGCCTGACTGTGATTTTAACATTGCTCAACAAGAACCTTTTGTGAAAGCTGCTCGAAAACTTATTGGTGAAGAGTCTTGCTATCCTTTAATGGCTATTGAAAAAATGAAAACAAGTGCTGCTTGGCAAATGTATGCAAGCGTAAATAATATTGAACCAACAATAGCAAATGAAGTATCTAAACAAATTAAAGAATATGAGGAAAAGAAAAAACATCTTGACGAGGACTCAAAAGATTTACTTGACATTAGTGATTTTATTCCTAAAGAATATATAGATATTTACAACAAGAGTAAGGAGTATCAAGGTATTGTAACTAATTTAAAAGTTCACGCTTGTGCTTTTTTACTTTTTGATGGCGATATTCGTAGAGAAATTGGATTGACAAGTGCCGTATCTCAATCAACTAAAAAAAGAACATTAGTTGTATGTGCAGAGGGAAAATATTTAGATACTTTCGGATATGTAAAAGATGATTTTCTTATTGTAGATGTTGTTGGACTTATTCAAGAATGTTGGGATAGTATAAATCAACCTGTGCCAACATTTAATGAATTAAGAGAATTGATTAAAGATGATAATGCTACTTGGGATATTTACGCTAAAGGAATTGTTTGTTGCGTAAATCAAGTAGAGAAAAAAGAAACAGCAAAAAAAGCACAAATTTATCAAATGAGAAATTTAGGGGAAAGTGCTTCATTTATTGCAGGAATTAGACCTGGATTTAAAAGTCTTTTACCGACTTTTTTACATAGAGAAAAATTTACAACAGGTGAAAGCAAAATTGACGATTTACTTAAAGAGAGTTCCTCATTTATACTTTATCAAGAGTCGGTAATGAAAATTTTGGCTTATCTTGGTTTGTCAATGGCTGAATGTTATACTGTTATTAAAAGTATATCAAAGAAAAAATACAAAGAACACCCTGAAAAACTAAAAGCATTGAAAGAACAACTATTAAAAGGTTGGACTGAAAAAATTGGCAAAACAGATAATTTTGATAAGGTATGGCAAGTAATTGAAGATGCTGCCTCTTACTCTTTTAATTCTCCCCACGCTTTAAGTATGGCTGGAGATAGTGCCTATATTGCTTATTTTAAAGCTCACTACCCTGCTAATTTTTATAAAGTAGCGATTTCTCATTATATGAAAAAAGATAATAAAAAGAAAATTGCTGAACTTATGTCTGAAGCAAATACTTTTTTCGGATATAAAACTAAATTATGGTGCTTTGGTGAGGATAATAGAGATGTAATTGTTGATGAAAAAAATAAAACAATAACGCTTGCTATGTCAAGTATTAAAGATATGCAAAAGGTTGCTCCTCAAATTTTATATGATTTAGGTCAAACGAATAGTATAAACAATGTTATGCAATTATTTGAGAATGTTTTAAAATGTGGTGTAAATAAAACAAGTAGAAACATTTTAATAAAACTTGATTATTTTAAAAATTTTGGAACAATAAATCAATTATTGTATGGCTTTAATATATATGAAAAATTTGCTAATTCAAAAGTAATTAGTAAAAATAAATTATCCGAAATAGAATTAAAGGCTATTCAAGATAATTTTAATAAAGAAACAAAAACACAATTTAGAGAAATTAACAATAAAAAATTTATTTTTGATATTTTAAAATCTTCAACTATTCCACCTACAACAGACCTGACAAAAGCTCATTATCAATTACAATTGCTCGGTAGTACAAATATTGTTATTCCTAATTGTGAATATTATGGTGTCGAGTCGGTTGAAACAAATAGTTATGGTACTCCATTTATTACACTTTATGATTTTCAAAATGGTATGACAAAACAATTTAAGTGCAATAAAAAATGGTATGATGAGTTTAAATGTAAACAAGGAGATATAGTTGAGGTGAGTTTTTCACAAAAGAAAAAGGTTCGATTTATCGGAACTGACGAAAACGGCAAAAATATCTATCAGCCAACAGGCGAATATGAAGATATAATTAAATTATATTCAATAATTGATATAGAGGTATAATGTTATTATTGTATTTCAAATAATCAAAGATATAAATGTATTTGTAATGGTTGGACTGTTGAAGTTATCAAACATATATTAAGTTATACATTATAAAGGAGTTAAATTTATGAAATGGAAATTAATAAATTATTGTGAACTTGATAAATATGCTTCTAAAGCATATAGTGTAATTCACAATGTTAATGAAAATCAAAATCTTGGAGATATTACTAAAGTAAATGCGAAAAATTTACAAGATTTTGATTTGATGACTTGGGGTTTTCCTTGCACAGATATTTCTATTTGTGGTAAACAACAAGGTTTAATTGATAATCAAGGAAATCAAACACGAAGTGGTTTATATTATGAAGGACTAAGAATTTTAAAAGAGAAGAAACCTAAAGTTTCTATTATTGAAAATGTGAAGGCTTTAACAAGTAAAAAGTTTAAAAAAGAATTTGAAATGATTTTATCTGACTTAGAAAAAATAGGATATAATAATCATTTCCGTTCAGATTTTCAACAATATCTTTCATAACTTTTTTATTATCTATCTTATCTATAAAGGAAAATAAGCCATTATCTATGTCTTTTCTAATACTCACTATATAAATTCGTTCTCTGCTTTGAACCGAGCCATAATCCTTTGAATTAATTACTTTATAATGATTATTATTTATCCGATAATAAGATTGAAAAAATATATAATTGGAAAGCAAGACAAAGACCATTCACGAAAGTTCTCGGTCAAAATAGTGTTTGTCCTACAATAACTGCAAGAGGTTGTGGAGAATATCATAGTGGAATGATATTATATAGTGATAAATTATTAGATACAACTAATTGTGAGTTAAAAGAAAACCCTATTGAATTTATAAAATCTATTCATCCTCGTGTTCTTACTGAATTAGAGGCTTTTAGAATTATGGGGTTTTCAGATGAAGATTATTATTCTTGTCAAAATGCAAATATTCCTTCCCGCCAACTTTATAAGATAACAGGAAATAGTATTGTAGTAGATGTATTATATTATATCTATTTGCAACTTTATAAAGCTATTCCTGATATATTCGAAGATTTGAAAGTTATTAGTTTCTTTAGTGGTATGGGAGCATTTGAAAAAGCATTAGATAAATTTTATTCTCAAATTTCATAAATTTACTCTTGACAATACACCTTTTATGTGGTATAATGCGAATATACTATATAAGAGGTGTATTTACTATGTGTGAATTATATCACAGAAAAATTAAATGGAATAAAAATTTTGACAAATCTTTTAATGAAATGTTATCAACTAAACCATATATTCAATATAGTCAACATTTTTCACAAAGATTTAAAGAAAAGGGTTTTAACTTAAAACTTTTTGAACAAGCGTTATATTCAATCAAATATCAACATAAAGGCTATTTATTTGAGGTAGGAGTAGAAAATAATATCCCTTGTAAGTTTGTTATTAGGACAAAATATGATGACAGCCGAGATATTGTATTTGTTTTAAAGAAAATCAATAAAAGTGTTTTGTTAATAACGGCTTGGCTCAATGAAAATGACGATAATCATTATACTTTAGATAGGAGTAAATATATATGCAATTAGAAGTAAAGGCAAAAGTAATTAAAGAAATTTATCATAATGATAATTTTTATATTCTTGCTTTATCGCCTATGAAAATATATGACAATCTTGAAATTACTCAATATGGCACATTTACTTGTAAGGGTGAATTGTCAATGTTGACAGTTGGGCAGGAATATGACCTTGTTATTGAACCTATCAGCAATGATAAATATGGCACTTGCTATAAAGTGGTTGATGTGCCGAGTTTAAAAGTTGAGGATTTAAGTGACGATGACGAACTTGAAATATTAAAAACAATAACTACAAATTCTCAAGCAGACTACGTTCACAAAGCATACCCAAATTTTATAAGGCTTATTTTGAATGGGGAAGAAGATAAAATAGATATTAAGAATATCTATAATGTAGGCGAAACAAGGCTTAAAGTTTACAAAAGACTTATAAATGAAAAGTTTAGATATTATTATCTTATGAAACAGACAAAAGAATATAAGATTTCAATGTCTGATTGTAAACTTTTATTGAGCAAATACAAAACGATAGAGGAATGTGTAAAGAAAATCAATAATACTCCATATTTCATTCTTATGGAGGTATTAGGGCGAACATTCGAGAATATTGATAAGATGATACTTGATATTCAACCTGACCTAAAAGTGTCTAAACAACGCTGTGAGGCTCTTATAATAGGTGTTCTGCGTAGGAATGAAGTTGACGGCTCAACAAGGCTTTATGCAAATGATTTATTCTATTATATTAAAGAGGAATATGATGCTAAGGAATTGTTACCTATGCTTAAAGATGTCGCAGTTGAAAGTGATTTAATTTATTATGATGAAAAAACTAAAGACTTATCAATAATGTCAACTTATCTTGCCGAATGTAAAATAGCAGATTTTGTAAAAAGTAAAATACAGAATAGTAAAAAACTCAATATTGACTATACTAAATATAAAAACACTAATAATTTTACTATGAGCGACTCACAATTAAACGCTTTAAAGGTTTTTTGCGAAAGTAATATTAGTATTTTGGCAGGCACAGCTGGGACAGGCAAAAGCCAACCTATTGACACCATTATTCCAACACCTATTGGCAATAGAAGATTGGGTGATATTAAGGTCGGTGATTATGTTTTTGACCGACTTGGCAATCCAACAAAAGTGTTGGGCGTATTTCCTCAAGGAATGAAAGACTGTTATACTGTTACACTTCGTGATGGAAGAAAAACACAGTGTAACGATGAGCATTTATGGAGTTATTATACAAGCAAGGGTAATTTATATACTAAAACATTAAGGCAAATGATTGATGACGGTTTATATAATTATTCAAATGGGAGTAAAATGAATAAATATAAAACACCGATTAACAAAGCCGTTGAATATCCTAAAAAAAATTTTAATGTTGACCCTTATGTAGTTGGTAGTTTTATCGGTAATGGTTGTTGCAGTTTAAAATGTCTTACTCTTTCGAGCAATGATGAAGAACAGGTAGCAGAAGTTGCAAAACTAATTAATGCAATTTCTTATAATAAAGATAAATGTTCTTATTCTTGGCATTTTCGCACACCTAATCCTTGCGATAATAAAATTTATTATCAAACAAAAGAAATTTTTGGCAAATATTCAAATGAAATCTGCCAACTTTCAGGCAATAAGAGAATACCTAATGAATATAAGTATTCCTCTATTGAACAAAGATACAAATTATTACAAGGACTATTTGATACTGATGGTTCTATCTCAGATAAAGCACCGAGATTTAATGTAGAATATTCTACTACAAGTTATGGACTTGCTAAAGATATTCAGGAAGTGTTATTTAGTCTTGGTTATAGTTGCTCTTTAAGTATAGATAAAAGACCTAATAGAAATGATTGTTATTCCATAAATGTTCTTATTCCAAACGAGGAAAAATATAAATTATTTAGGCTATCAAGAAAAAAAGAAAGAGCTTTAAAAGCAAAACAATATAAAAAACATAGAATATATGATAAAATTTCTATTGTAGATGTAAAAAAAGAACCATATCAAAAAGAAATGGTATGTATTCTCGTTGATAACAATGAACATTTATATTTAACAAATGATTATATCGTTACACATAACACTTCATCTGTAAAGGGTTTAATTTCCCTTATGGAAGATAATCATTTGACCTATACTTTACTCTCTCCAACAGGTAAAGCCTCTAAAGTGTTGTCTGAAAGTACAGGTAGAAAAGCCTATACTATTCATAAGCGTTGTTTTTCGGGGTCTATTGACACAGATGTAGTAATAGTTGATGAATGTGGAATGGTATCACTTGATGTATTTTGTATGTTATTATCGGCAATTCAAAATGATAATGCAAGAATAGTATTAGTAGGTGACCCTGCACAGTTATCCTCAATCGGTTTATCTAAAATTTATGATGACTTGATTAAATCAAATAAAGTACCTATGACAATGCTCACTGAAGTATTTAGATATAAAAGTAATGGTTCTCTTTTTGTTGCAACAAATATTCGACAAGGCAAAAATTTCTTTGATGATGATTTTGTAAAACATAATGAAAATACAAACGAATATACTGTTAGTGATAACTATAAATTTATTCAAACAGACGAAGTGCTTGAAACTGTTGTTAATGAATACAAAAAACTTTTGCAAAAAGGCATAAAAAAAGAAAACATTATGGTGTTAAGTCCATTCAATGTGGGTTTGTTCGGCACTTATGCAATAAATAACGAAATCCAACAAATGATTAACCCTATTTTACCAAACGATAAAATACAGTCAAGAACAGTTAATAAAACAAAGATTGTATTTAAAGAGGGTGATTTAGTAATAAACACCAAAAATGACTATGAAGCAGTTAAAGCCGATAGCTATTATGCAAATAAAGATGTTGAGGGCATTTCAGAGTCAGATTATGAAACCACAGCAATAGTAAATGGGCAAATGGGCATAATTCGAGAAGTAGTTGACAAAGGTTTGATAATTCAATTTGATGAGGAAATGGTTTATATGAACCGAAATAAACTTAATCATCTACTCTTGGGTTATGCAATAAGTTGTCACAAGTCACAAGGCTCAACTATTGATTATAGTATTAACATTGTTACAAACGCACATAAAAATATGTTGTCAAGAGGTCTATTATATGTTGCAACTACAAGGTGTAGAAAATTGCACATAGATATAGGTGACGAAAGTGCTTTTCAATATGCTTTATCTGTATGTGACAATGATTTAAGAAAAACTTGGCTCTTAGATTTAATGACTGAAGAAAAATAATAAAAAAAACTTGACAAATACTAAATCTTTTGATATAATACAGATGTTGTGAGAAATAGAAAGGATGATTTTATTAAACAGAAAAGAATTATGCAAATACTTATTGGCATTTTAGCCATAATGTGTTTGGTATTTTATGGTGAAAAATTTGCATTGGCACAACAAACAGAAACAACGATAAATGATAATAATATTATTATTACAAATCAGCAAACAGAAATTGATAATCTGAAAAAAGAAAATCAAAAGCTAAAAAAACAGGTCAAGGCACTAAAAAAAGAAAATAAAAAACTTAAAAACTCACAACGAAAGAAAAAGAAAAGCAAAACAAAGTTGAAGTCTTATAAAGTGCCGAAAAATATGCACTTTAAATCTTATACCAACTACAAATGTTTAAGTCGTTTTTCAGCACAATGGAAATTGCAAAAAAAGGCTTATACAGATAAAAATGGTTTAAGAAAAATTGGTGACGATTACCTTGTTGCAATGGGTAGTTATTATACAAGGCACTTAGGTGATAGATTTAAAATTACCTTATCAACAGGAAAATCGTTTACAGTTAGAATATGCGATTTTAAGGCTAATAGTGACACTAATTCAACACATCAATACACAGCAAATGGCTGTATGATTGAGTTTTATGTTGATAGAAACCTAAACTCTAAAGCAAGACGAATGGGCGATATATCCTATATCAAAGGATTTAAAGGTAATATTACTAAAGTAGAAAAAATTATAAAGGAGTGATTTAATGGCAAATTTATATGAAATTGACACAAAACTTGTCAATGCAATCGAATGTGGTTGTGATGTTGAAACAGGTGAATTTATTGACGAAAAAGGCATAGAAGATTTATATATGGAACTCAATAATAAAATTGAGGGCATTGCTTTATATCGTAAGAACACCGAAAGTGACATTGAGGCTATTGATAAGGAAATTGAAGCCTTAAAAAAACGCAAGGAAATCAAACAAAATAAGCTTAAAGGTTTGACAAATTATTTGAGCAGTTATCTTTTAAGTAAGGACATTAAGAAGTTTGAAACACCTAAAGTGCTTATTAAATTCCGCAAATCGACACAAGTTGAAATTCTTGATGAAAGCAAATTGCCTCAAGAGTTTGTACGAAAGATTGAAAAGGTTGAATATAAGCCTGATAAGAAAGAAATTAAGAACTACTTAAAGACAAATCCTGATAAGATTATTGAGGGTTGTAGACTTGTTGAAAATCAAAATATTTCAATTATATAAGGTGATTTAATGAATAAATATATTGTCTTTTTTAATGACATTCAATTTAGTAACTTGTACTACTATAAAGGTGTAAAATATAGAATATCAAGAGAAGATAAAGATAACTATATCTTAAATCAATATATTGAGCCTTTTATAGTATCAAAAAAATTTGAAAATAAAGATTATTCGGTAGGTGATATTATAGTTGAAAATAACAGATATGATTACTAATGTAAATGTTTATGGACTTGAAAATGCCATTAAATGTTCTAAATATCCTATGAGTATTGATATTTCAACTCTTAATACAGATATAACAAATACGGTCAAGAAACTTGGAAATGCTCAAAAGGGAAGCGGACACGATAATTTTTTAAAAGGTATTATTGTGCAATTTGATTTAACAATGACCCCTAAAATGTCGGTTGAACTTGAACGCTATCATTTTATTGATTTTATTTCAAGTCAATCAACAATGCACCGAATTACAAAATTTGATTTAGATAAAGCATATATTGAATATGTTGATAAAAGAATTATTGACATTATGAAAGATAAAGTTACACAATATAACAATGAAACAGATAAAGAAAAGAAAGAAAAACTATATCTTGAAATTCTTTACTCCAATCCTTGTGGATTTAAACTTACAGCAGGAATGACAACGAATTATCAACAGTTGAAAACAATTTATGCTCAAAGAAAAAATCATAGGCTTCCTGAATGGAGAACATTTTGTGATTGGATAGAAACATTACCATACTTTAAAGAAATTTGTTTGGAGGACTAAAATTATGTCAAAAGCTTATCAATGTGATATTTGTAGAGGTTTTTATTGTAATAATGAAAACACAAATTCTAAAATTATTGAACGCACTAATCTTTTTAAACTTTGTGGAACTGATGTGTATTCATTATATGATGTTAATACTAATGGTAAATTTGACGCAGATATTTGCCCAAATTGCACAAAAAGAATACAAGACACGATTGATGATATTCTTAGAGAACATTCAAAAATCAAGTAATATATTAAGGAGAAAATAATTATGAATAAGAAAGAAATTTGCGAAACAGCATATAACCTCATTTGTGGACTCAGTGATATTGATGATGAAGAATTTATAAATACAATTATCAATGCAATTCATAACAGAGAGGAATATACAGTTGAAGAAATTTTGGAAGAAGTTGAAATCGAAGATTAAATTAAGAAAAACGCTTTTAGCAGTAGGTTTAGACCTTACTGAAAAAGATATATTTGATGAATGTGGTATCACATTAAAAATGTAATAAAGGAGTGGTTTATTTGATTGTATTAATCGGTGAAAGTGCAAGTGGAAAATCAACAATAGAAAATAAATTAGTTGATTATTTTGGCTATGAAAAAATTATCACTTTCACTACAAGACCTCAACGCAAAGGTGAAGAAAATGGCAAAGATTATTACTTTGTATCGGATAGCGAATTTAATTCATTAAAAAATACAAATTATTTCTTTGAAACAGCAGAATATAACGGTTGGCAATATGGCTCGCCTATTCCTCAAGAAAGAGATAATAAAGTAATTATATTAACTCCTCAAGGTTTAAGAGCATTACAGCGTTATCGAACTAAAAGTGACAATAAAATAGACTTTAAAAGTTTTTATATTAAAGTGCCACGAAGAGAACGGCTAATAAGACTACTAAATAGAGGCGATAATATTGAAGAAGCATATCGAAGAAATTTATCTGATTTAGGTATGTTTGCAGGAATAGAAAATGAAGTCGATTATACAATAGGTAATGAAAATTCTCACGATATTTACGCTTTGTGTTGTAAAATAGACTATTTACATAATAAAGGTGGTGGTACTCATAATTAGTAAAATTTATCTTGCAGGTGGTATGCAAAATTTAACAGTTCAAGAACAAAAGCAATGGCGAAAAAAAGTCATAGACTCTCTAAAAGACGAATTTAGAATACTTGAAATTGTTGACCCAACTAATTATTATAATTTTGAGCGTAAGGTTTATGATACCGAAAGAGAGGTTAAGGCTTGGGATATTCACGAGGTTAAAACAAGCGACTTAATTATTGTTTATTTTAATGACCCACAATCTATCGGTACTGCTCAAGAATTACAATGTGCAAATGATTTTGACATACCTGTTCTTGGCATTTATGAAAATGCTCATAATAAAGAACTTCAAATGTTAGGCAAACCTACTGAAAAACTCCACTCTTGGCTCGTTGACTCTTGTAATAAGATTTTTGACGATATACCAAGCTGTGTTGAATATATAAAAGAATTTTATTTAGACGGAAGAAGGTTTGTATAATATGCAAGTAATTAAGAGAGATGCCTCTCTTGAAGATTTCAACAAACAAAAAATTGTAATTGCTATTATTTCTGCAATGGAAGAAGGCAATGGTATTAAAGAAGATATTGCTCAAAAAATTGCAGATGAAATAGAAGAAAAATACTCAAAAAGCGACACTCAAGAAATTGAGATAAACGACATTGAACTTGATGTTTTTAATGCTTTGATTAGTCATAAACAGCGACTTTCAGCAAGAGCATACGAGGGTTATCGTAGCATTAGAGAATTTCAAAGAGATATTGACAATACTACTGACGGAGAATTATTGACACTTCTTTCAAATAAAAATGATTATTGGAAAACCGAAAATTCTAATAAAAACGCAACTCTTGTAAGCACTCAAAGAGATTATATGGCAGGAATTGTTAGTAAAGATTTAAGTGAAAGATTTTTATTGCCACCCGATGTAGTACAGGCGCACAAAGAAGGAGTCATCCATTTCCATAAGAAAATTGTGGCTTAATATGGTGACATATTAAGAAAACTCGGTGAACTTATAAATATAAGGTGTGCATTTCACGATTAGGAATTGTAGTAAATGACAATTAAGAAATGTGCTAACAGGGGAAGATTTATTAAATTTATCCTGTGCTAAGATTTTTAATATGAAATAAAGAAGAAGTTATATGAAATGTAAAAAATACTATAATTATAATGTTTATGAAGATGGTAGAGTTTTTTCTAATTATAGAAATAGATTTTTGAAGGGAGATATTGTACACGGATATTTACAATATACAATTCAAATAAAAGGAGAAACAAAAAGAATTAAGGCACATAGATTGGTCGCTATATTATTCTTAAATACTCCAAAAAACTATAATGAACTTGTCATAAATCATAAAGACGGAAATAAATTAAATAATCACTTTTCTAATCTTGAATGGTGTACAACATATTACAATAATTATCACGCAAGAATAAATAATCTAAATAACATATCTAAAAGTAATTCTAAAAGATGGGAAAATGAAGAATTTAGAAAAAGAACATCTAAAAATATATCCATAGGATTGATTAAAAGTGGTTGTAATAAAAACGAAAATAATAATAGATTTAGATACGAAATATATGATAAAAATGGGAATAAATTTAATAGAAGTTCATTAAGCAAACATTTGAATTTATCTCAATCATATACAGACGCACTCATTAAAAGATGTGCTAATGGAATTTCAAATCAACATTTCATAGATAACGGAATATATGTAATAGATATTAAAAAATAAAGTTAATCGACTATCGAAAACTGCTAATAATGAGAAAAACATTACAATAGCAAGTGAGTAGAGTACATAATAAGCGAAAATCTTATTGTGGAAGTGCCGAGTATCTATTGTTTGGTAATAGAACTTTAGATAATGATATAGTCAAACATTTATAAAATGTTGGATATTGACTACTTCGCTCAATCTGCTTTACATAACTGCGACTTGATAAATCTTGAAGATATGTTGCAAAATGGCACTGTCATCAGCGACGTATTAATTGAAAAGCCACACAGTTTTTCAACAGCGTGCAACATTGCAACACAAATCATTGCTCAGGTTGCTTCAAGCCAATATGGCGGTCAGTCTATTTCTCTTTCTCATCTTGCGCCTTTTGTTGATGTAAGCCGTAAGAAAATCAGAAAAGAAGTTGAGGCTGAAAGTGAAGAGATTAATATTGCTATGAGTGAAGAGCAGATTGCTAAGCTCACGGAAAAAAGGCTTCGTGACGAGGTTTCAAGAGGTGTGCAAACTATTCAGTATCAGGTTGTTACTCTTCTCACAACTAACGGACAAGCGCCTTTTGTTACTGTATTTATGTATCTTAACGAGGCAAAAAACGAGCAGGAAAAGAAAGACCTTGCTCTTATCATCGAGGAAACTCTCAAGCAGAGAATGCAAGGCGTCAAAAACGAACAGGGTGTTTGGGTAACACCAGCGTTTCCAAAATTGATATATGCTTTAGAGGAAGATAATATTACCGTAGACAGTCCATATTATTATTTGACAGAACTTGCCGCTAAATGCACCGCTAAGAGAATGGTGCCTGATTATATTAGCGAAAAAGTTATGTTACAACTAAAAGAAGGTAATTGTTTCCCATCGATGGGCTGTCGCTCTTTTCTTTCTCCGTATAAAGATGATGATGGAAATTATAAGTTTTATGGGAGATTTAATAAAGGCGTAGTAACTATAAACTTACCAGATGTCGCTTTGTCTGCTGACGGAAACATTGATGAATTTTGGAAGATTTTTGACAAAAGGCTTGAACTTTGTAGAAAAGCATTATATTGTAGATATTTAAAGTTAAAAGGAACTTTATCTAATGTCGCTCCTATTCTTTGGCAACACGGTGCGCTTGCAAGGCTTAAACAAGGTGAAACTATTGATAAACTTTTAACAGGTGGATATTCAAGTATTTCTCTCGGTTATGCAGGTCTTTATGAATGTGTAACTTGCTTGACACATAAGCCTTATATAGACAAAGAGTCAAAAGAACTTGGCTTAAAGATAATGCAATATATGAATGACAAATGCGAAGAATGGGATAAAAGTGATAATATTGGCTACTCAATTTATGGTAGTCCTATTGAGTCGACTACTTATAGTTTTGCCAAACATTTAAAACAGCGTTTTGGTGATGATGTATTTATAAGAATTGACGGTAGAGATAGAGATTACATTACTAATAGCTATCATTATCCTGTATTTGAGCCGATTGACGCCTTTAGTAAGTTAAAGTTTGAAAGTGAATTTCAAACATTATCAACAGGTGGTTATTTCTACATACCTTGAGTAGCCACCTTAAACTATGTGAACTGTTTGTTTAACAGGTGTAGATATTTAATCTGCTAACGGTGGACTCTTTTAACAAAAGACAATACCGTGCCAAGCCTATATAATATAATAGGAAGGTGTATCGACTAATTAGTAGGGTTGAGATGAGCACAATCCGAAGTGCATAGGGTGTAAAGCAGAGTTGTCCTGCTACGCTAAGATATAGTCAGAAGGGAAAATAAAATGTATAAATGTGATTTTTGTGGAAGAGAAAGTTTTAAAAAAATCAGATATGGTGGGTATACAGTATGTTCAAAACATATGCACCAAATGAATAAATACGGAAAAGTTTTAGATAATATTCCAAGAACAAATAATGACTTAAATGATTTTGTCATAAAAGGAAACCTTGTTTATTTTAATGTTTATAACCAAAAGAATGTTAAAATAGGTGAATTTTTTATTGATAAATGTGATTTAGATAAAGTAAGATGGCACAAATGGAGAATAAGCAGTGGGCATATTGTGACAGGTCAACCTGCTAAAAAACAACAAAAAGATGTAGGTCATATCATTTTAGGAACAAATCCAAGTGTTGATACTGTAATAGACCATAAAGACGGAAATCCTATGAATAATACAAGGGAAAATTTAAGAATTTGTCCTCAAAGTAAAAATGTATTAAATAAAAGATATATAAGTAATAATACAAGTAATTTTATAGGGGTTACTGCTGTAAAAGACAGAAATGCTTATGACCCCGAAATTAGAATAAACTATAAAAGATGTCATTTAGGATATGAAAAAGATAAAAAACACGCTGTATACAAAAGATATATAGCAGAAGAATTACTCTTTGGCGAATATGTTAATGAAGAAGAACATAATAAAAAGAAAAACTTTACAAATGATATTCCACAAAACATCAAAAATGAATTGAAAGAAAAAACAATTCAAAAACTAAAAGCAAAAAACCTTTGGCAATAAGTTATGTAGAAGTGCCAAATATGCAAAATAATATTCCTGCCGTTTTATCCGTAATCAAATACATTTATGACAATATTATGTATGCAGAACTTAACACGAAAAGTGATTATTGTCAAGTTTGTGGATATGACGGAGAAATTCAAATAGTCAAAGACGAAAACACAGGAAAGTTGATTTGGAAATGCCCTAAATGTGGGAATACAAATCAAGATAAAATGAATGTGGCTCGCAGGACTTGTGGTAGAAACTATATTGCCACAATATAAAATAATTAAAATTCACGGGAAATCTAAACACAAAAATGTGCAAGACAATCGTGAGCCAAGTCTATAAACATAATCTAAAGGGTGACAAATATATATATAATAAATAAAGTTAAAACATATCCAAACCACGATATTAAACAAGTGAAAATTGATAATAAAATATATTATGTATGTAATGTTTGTGGCAGATTGATGTCAAAAAAAATTTCTGCAAACAAAAAAATATGGTGTAATAAACACTATAAGCAATTAAAGAAATATGGCAAACCAATAGATATAAACCCACGAACAATTCTTGATAAAAACGAAATAAATGTTATCGGAGATATTGCATATATCAATATTTACAATGATAAATGCGATGTAATAGCCATCACGACTATAAACGCAGATGATGTAGATAAAGTTAAAAATACAAAGTGGAAATTATCAAATTCGGGTTATATTATGAATACACCAAAATTTAAAGGTTCAAATATACATTTATCACGAAGAATATTAGGTACAAATGATTTTGTAGACCACATAAATGGAAATAAATTGAATAATTGCAAAAACAATTTAAGAATAGTAACAAAATCACAAAATCAAATGAATGTAAATTATAAAGGTGTATGCAAAACAAAATCCAATAAATTTTATGCATATATTAAAATAAATCAAAAACTATTAAATCTCGGTACTTATGTTGATGAAGAAGAAGCTTTATATGCAAGGTGGTATGCAGAAACTTTATTGTTTAAAGAATATCGTTACCCTAAAGAAGAACCAAATATTCTTGAAAACAGAAAAGAACAAATAAAAGATTATGTAAATAGAAAGGTGCAACGACTATAATAATTAACATTGCTCAACCAAAAAAAATGGAGAGAATGTAAGGCATAGTCTACTCCCTCAATAAATATCGGGAAACCGAGGGTATAAAGGTATATAGGAACTAATTTTTGGAATGAAGGTAGAACACAAGAGATAAAAGAGCGTGTATTACACCTTTAGACGCCCTACAACGCTCTACAATAAGTTTTTACCTTTAATCAATGAAATTACATTAGGAGGATATAAAATGCAATTTAAGACACATATAAAGGAAGTTGACGAGGCAGGGTTTATTACCTTTACTCGTGATGAACTCAATGAGGTAATATTGGAGTCTTACCAAAGAGGATATAATGACGGACTTTATCAAGCCGTACCTTATGATATTGATAAGACTGACAATAGACCACCTATTATTAAAACAGTCAACGAAAATGAAATTATTTCAAAGTAAATATTAGCAAGGTCGAAAAATGGGAGATAGAACTTAATCTATCTCCCATAATTTATTTATTTAACAAATTTCTTATTTTTATCTTTTTCCCAAACACAAAACCAACCACTTGGAATTTTTGCCCAAAGATTACCACTTGAGGCAAGTTTTGTTCCACTAATAGTAATAGGTGTTTTTGCTTTTAAATATGCGTAATCATTTGTCTTTTTAGAAGTAGCATATTTCTTACCCATAAAAGTCAAGTCTTTAACTTTCTTTCTACCACTATTTGCTCCAACACCTTTATAAATACCACGCACATTTGTAAGAGTATATGAACCTACTTTAATAGTTGGTGCTTTAACTTTCGGCTTAGGCTTTGTATAGGTTACAAGAAAATATGCTTTAGGTCTATCTGCTGTTGCCTTACCCATTTGTGTAACACTGACCACACAGCCTGTCGAAGTCTTTTTTACAATGCGTTGAGGTCTTTTGTAAGCATTGTACTTACCCGAATACATTTGAGGGTCAAGAACTTCAATATTTTTTCCATTCATTTTATAAGCAACTACAAAATGACCTGCTGTTGAAAAGACATTATACTTATCACCTTGATTAGCAATGGCAATTCCACCTTTTTTAAGATGAGCTACAAGTTTATTTTCATCATCCGTAACCTTAAATGAAAATGCTTTATGCTTTTTGCACAATTCTGTTAAAAGTTTTTCAACATTTGTACCGCTATTATCCCTACAATCGTGTGAAAGGCTGAATTTAGCCATTTCAGACACGGTATATAGTTCTTTACCACAAAGATTGTTAAAGGTCATACAAGCCGAGCAGACACCACATCCTGAACTTGCAACTGTTTCCTTTTTCTTTGTTTTGGGATTGTCGTATGATACTTTGTTATAATTATTTTGATTGTAATAAAACTTTGCCATTATATTACTCACCCTTATCTAACTTTTTCTTATAGTTATCTGCCTTAATCGCATTGAGTGTAAAGCTATTATTTTTCCACCAAGTAGCAATTGAGGTGCAAATAAGAAAGACTAATGAAATAAATTGACTAATTTCATCGTCTGTAAATGGCAAAGTGTTCTTGCCTGTCATTTGAAGAATAATGTTAATAATTGCTACAAGTTGTAATACTGTTCTAATAATTGTTTCTTTTGATACTTTCATATCTATTCCTCTCCTCCTTATTTAAACAAGCATAAATTTGATTGCACGAATATCTTTGACAGACATTTCCTTTGGCAATCCTTTATCTTTTTCGTATGTACTAATTTCAATTTCGTTTTCAATAGCAAGAAGTTTGTCAACTTTTTCATTTGCCTCTTGAAATTCTTTAATGTGTTCTTCACGAACTATTGTTTTATTATCCTCGGTTGTTTCAAAAACATTATGTTCTTGAAGCTTTTGAATAATATCTGCTCTATATCGTTCAAACTTTTCGACTATCGCCTTAAATTCCTCTTGATTTTCTTCTAAATTCCACGCAAGTTCAAGAGGAATTTCTTTATCGCCTTGCACAAAATCCTCAATTTCTTTGTACTTTTCGATAATTTCATTTGTAGTCCACTTAATTTTCATTGCAATTACCTCTTTAAATTCTCAATTTGTTGTTTTAATTGTTCAATTTCTTTTTGTTGTTTTTGAACTATTGCTACTGTCGGTGCGATAAGTTCATCATAACTCAAAGTCCATTTTAAGTCTTTATCTTCAATGTCTGCACGATAGGGTTTTTCAATGTCTCTACCTTTTTCATCTACCTCAATCTGCCTTGCTTGATACATTGAAAGGTCACCTATTGTATTTTTTGCATTTTCGGCAATATCTTGAGCGTAAAATCCTAAATGTGTTCTATGCCCATTATCTTTCCATTTATATTCAACAGGTTTTAAATTCATATAAAACTCATCAAGTTTATTTTCATCTTTTAAATAAGCAATATGAGTTTTTGCCTTTTTATCTGAAACTTGTGTAAATGTTCCACCATAAACCACGCCTTTACAATATACACTTTGCCAAGCGTGATTAGTTGTACCTAACTTCATAATGGCGTCACTTTCAGGAGAAAGAACACCTCCCCCATCTGCTCCGTCAACCGAACCTTGTGGGTCATCCCAAATAACAACTTCTGTCGCTCCTGATGCCTTAATTCTAACATTTCCCGAAAGTGAAGTTAAAATTAAATTATTTCCACTATTTATAATAGTTGAAGTGCCACCAAAACTTACTCCGCTATGTGCAAAAATCAATCCATTTGAAACTAATGAATTAGTTACTGTAAGGCTGGTAATTATTCCATTTTGTGCAGTTAAATTATTGTCAGAAGTAATATTATTGGCAACAATATCTCTATTTGAATTAATTACAACATTTAAAGAATTATCTGCACCTTTAATAGCGATAGTGCCAAAGAGTGCATTTCCACTATAATCAATATATAACTGTCTATTTTGACCTTTTAAAATCTCAAAGGCAATATCACTTTCAGAACCTGTTGGTTTATTAATTCTCGTAGAATATTGTATTCCATTAATGGTATTATCATAACCAATAAATCTATCAATATTGGTTATAACTCTTGCCCAACCTAACCAATTTGTTCCGTTCCACGAATTAAGCCACTCCGTAGAAACACCATACTTATCTCTGCCAAAAATTCTCACATAGGTATTGTTGTTGCTGTTTTTTCCAACTTCCCTTACACCATCTTGACAATCATCTGGCATATTAGTCGTTGTACCTGAAACAACTAATTGTGTTTTATTTAAGTCAAAATTCTCATTCGTGGTTGAAATTAATAAGGCATCAGTTAAAACGTCTAAATCTTTAGCATAAGCAGGAATAAAATCTTTAAGTCCATTAACTATTTTTTTATTCGCTAATGGATATGGACTTTCTTTATCAAAATCTTGGTCTACCTGAATAGTACCACCGATTTGAGTTCGTTTAATTGTATTATCACTTTGTCTTACATCATTGTATATTTTATCATTGCCCTCTTGGTCTATAGTCCATAGAACCTGACCGTCTTTGAGGGGAGTGCTTTTTATATTTTCAAGGGTATCTCTTTTAAAGAGAACATCAACTGTGTTCTTTTCGCCCATATATGCTCTCCTTTCAACCTAATAATTCATAAACTTTATTAAATTCTTGCGTTATAACTTTATTTTGCACGATATTTGTACTATCAATATCTAAAAAGTCCTCAATAATTATATATGTTGAAACATTCATTAAAGATATTGTTTGAGTATCACTTGTATTTATAGATTTAACAAGGCAAATCATAGTTTCATCTTGCCCATATTTATTTGGCAAAGTCACTTCGATTAAATCATTAACATCAAGCCAATAAATCGGCACACAAGTTATCGTAATACTATTTTGTATCCAACATCTTTTATATAATTCATATTCGGCACAATCTTGACATTGCAAATCTGTATATAAATTATCATAATTATCACCTTGCAAAACTATTCTAATTTTGCCTATTGAACCACCAACATAAAACGGACTCGCCACATTATTCTCTTGTGCAATTGCATAAGGTGTTATATGACCTAAAAATCTAAAATAATCACCATTTGCCACATATTTACATACATAATATGTATTTGGCTGATAGGTAGGATAATTGCCTTTATCATCTACAATAGGTCTACTTCCAAGTTGATTTATAACTAATCCATATAATGTATTAAGTTTAGTATCATTTGGTGTTGTAAATCCAACTAAAAGTCCATCCGTATATGACTCTATCTGTTTCATATTCAATCCAAACGCTTTGCCATTGTCAACAATTGTAGCATCGCTATAATTTGCTATGGTATGTGTTTGCCCATATACTTCAACGATATTTTTAACACTTTCAAAATCTGTTGAAACATTATAATCAATCAACACATTATCCCAAAAATTATGATATGCAACAATCTTACCCTCATTTGCGTTCATAGGAATTTTATGATAATGGAACACCCCGTCAACATCAAAATACATCTCGTAATTATCTGCAATATTTAAAAGTTGACTTAATATATCATAAGCAGTTCCACCACTTGATATATTTATATCTTGTGGCACTTCATAAGGACATTTATCAATATTATATTTGTCAAATCCAAATTTCTCAAGTGTAGCAATCATAACATTACGAACATTTGAACCAGCAGGAATAATATATGACATTCCCTCAAGATAGCCATTTCTCATTCCTGTTAGTTTTGACATTAAATCAACTAATTTAAAAGATAATGTATTGTCTGTTGCTGAATACACTCTTTCAGGATTGTCAATAAGATAAATACCCATATTAGTATAAATAGGTTCTTTTGTTGCTACATCTTCAATTCCTACGTAAACTTGAATATATTTATCAAGCCATATTGCACTGCCTGATTTTATTTCAAATGTTTGTGTTGTAGGCACAAGACTAATACTACAAGTTCGTCTTATATTACTTTCAGAGTCTATTGTAAAACTCGGAAAACCAACCACGACACCTTCTAAATTTCCAAAATCACTAAAATCATAATTTTTAACTATAATCTTAGTGTGTAAAACTCTTGTAGGTTGTAAAGAAACATTATATTCTTCTTGTGTCATATTATACGCTCCTTATCATTAACCCACTTATATAGTAATCTTCTTTAACTGCCCAATCTCCTTGTTCAACATAATCAAAGGCGATAGATAAAACACCATTACCATAACTTGAATTATAGGAAATTGTAGGAGTGCCACTAATTGAAATGATTTTTGCATTTCCATTCCAATCCGAATAGAATTTAGTTGTTCCGTTTGTAAGAAATGCAATGATTTCCTCTTTTTGATTTACAATATCATTTCTATTTATACTTTTTGTGCTTTCAAAATTTTCACCTAAAACAAGAAAACTTATTTGACCCGACTCATAATTCGTTTTTGCGTTTTTAATTACAATAGGGTATTTTCTGCCAATAGGTTGTTGTATAGAAATAGGAATGTTTTGACTCACCGAACTATATTCAACTGCCGAATATAATTTATATACATTATTTCTATCCGACAAGAAACAAAAATTAAAAAATACAGTAATTTCTTTAAATTCAACAACAACAGGAATATTATCATTAACATATAAAATTAAACTATAATCAACAATGGAATTATTTACTACAAAATTATCATCTGTTTCAAAATATAAATCTGTTTCTTCTAAAATATTTTTGTTAAACACAACAAAATCATCTTTAATTTTCTTATTCTTATATTGTTTTGTAATTTGAACACTCTTAATTACATCGATATCATAATTAATATTTCCTGCATTAATATTTTCGTCAAATGTGCAATTCATTATAGTATCATTAGTCCAATTTGGCTTATCTAAAGAAAATGGCAAATCAATATTGTTTGTTAAATCCCAAAATTGATAAACCCCATTTGTCAATTCAACATAATCTAAAGGGGCAATATTAATATCCTCATTTATCTCTCCAACGAATTTGACCGTATTATCCAAATCAATAGAACTAAACTCATAATCTATTGTTGAACTTTTATTATATTCAACATTGCTTACTCCACCATTTTCTATCCATTGAAACAATGTAGGAGTATATTCAAAAGCCGTCAAAATTAATTCATAATCGTTGTCTTTTTTCTTTACCCAAACCATAAGCCGAGTAAGATTATTAATTAAATCAACATAATTAGATTTTTGCTGAACTTTAAGAACATTATTTTCGTAGCCTTGCAAAACAAAGCAGTCTTTACTTTTATTATCCGCTTCAACATATTCTCTTGCCCAATGTAATTTAAAATAATTACCTGTGCTTTTATCTCCTAAATAACAAAAATCCTCGTCTATTCTTGAAGGCTTCATCCATATTCTTAATAAAAAATTAGCCTTAATATTAATATAATCGGAGTTCCAAATTAAATAATCATTAGTTAAGTCAAGACCATCATTATAAATAGGCTCTTTTGTCGTTTTACCTTGAATAGAAAACAAATTGCTTTTCAATCGAACATTGCCTTTATTACAATTCGCCTCAGCCTCAAAGTATTTATTATAATCTGTCATTTAATCTCACTCCTTATCCATTATTTGTATTCGTGGTTGTGTTTTCTTTAACACCTAATTCCACTTCACCATCTTTTGTTTTTAGAACTAACTTGTCTGTTTCAATAATAACTTTTCTTTGCCAATTATTGTTACTATCTAATCCTTCTTCAAAGTGAATAGCATTTATATTGTTGGGGCAATCTGTTGTTTTTGTTAGTCTGCCAACATCAATTAAGTATTTTTTATTAAGTTTTAATACTTTTTGTGCATTACCTATTTGTTCATCAAATAAAGAAATAGATGACTTTACTTTTGGTGCATTTAAAACTAAATCATTATTTCTCGACACATATAATATTTTTTTTGTAACTACAAAATTTCTTAATATTTCGAGGTCATTTTCATTATCCTCAAATTCAGGAATAGTACCTGTTCCATTACCATAACAAACAATTTTTCCCCTCATACTTTCAGTTAAATCAAACACTGTTTTGTGTACTTTTTCATTATAGTTAGGAATATAGCAAGGCGCACAATTCATTCTAATTAAATAATAGAGTACAATTCTATTATTTGCTTTAGTTTCATTCACGTTTGGGTCTTTATATATATATCCGTTTTTTGATATAAAGCAATTTGTGCCACCTTGACTTAATTGTTTACTATTAGGATTTCGCATACCAAAAGTAGCAAAATTCGAGTCTCTCGAATCCCACGCTGGGTTTTGTTCCCAATATAATGGAATCCAACTGTTTGTTGCTATATAAATTTGTTTTTCATCATCATTGACACTTGCACCTGCATAAAAATTCCAAGTTGTAACTAAAGAAAAATTAACAATCGTACCATTATATTTATTCGACAATGTAAAACGCTCTATTCCATCATCATTTGTACTTAAAACGTCAAACGCACCTATTTTACCTATAGAAATTGCTTTATCTGTTATTTTATTATTTAATTCAATTGGTATGAAGTCTTTATATTGTTCACCAAAATCTTTCGATATTCTTGAAACAAACCCCTTAGTCATATCTTGGAAATAAGCACTTGGATTAAATACTATTTCAAATATTCCATTAGGTTTTAATGTTTTAATATATACCATATCGTGTTCGATTTTTTTCGGATAAGACAAATCACTTAAATCAATTAATTCATCTGCACCCATTTCGCCATTACTTTGTTGATAATAAATAGAATAAATTTCATCTTTATCTTGAGGTGCAAAATCAATAAATAAATTTCCTTTATTTTCTACATTATCACTATGTAAAAATAATTCACCATTTTGTTTTAACTTAAAATAAGCATTACTTCCGCCAATTAAACCATTTTTTTTATTTGTTTCGCCTGCCCATAAAGCATATCTATCACTATTTGGTGACATACCAACATTTTTATTATTATTAAAATATTTGCCTTTAGACTGTATAAAGCCACCAAATTCGCTTATTGTATCAATTGTTTTAATATGTAAGTCCTCTTGGGTTAAATTGCCAACAATCTCAACTCCATTTATTGTAGGTTTGTTTATGTTATTCACATAATCATTATTGACATTTATAATGAACATATTGTTAAAGTTACTCATAGGCACAAGCACCTTAACAATTTCATTTAACTTACATACTGCATTACCTGCAACAGGTACATTGTTATACACAACATTCTTAACATTTACCGAATAAGTATTATTATCTGTAATTGCGGTTATTATACCTATATATGTTTTATCAAATTTTGTTTCAGATATTTTTTTATCAACATAAGTTTCAATACCTTTTTGAAGTTGCCTTACCGCCTCTTCATATTTATTCATATCTAAAACCTCTCTTTATGTACTATAAAGGAGTTGGATAAGTCCAACCCCTTTATCTAAAATATATTCTAATAAGATTTTTGTTTCATTTTCAAAGCAAAATCTTGTAAATAATTAACAAATTCTTCCCCATTATCCGTTTGAACATTCAAATTAGAAATATTTATATTTGTTGAATTTTCTTGTGAAGAATTATTTATTGTGCCATTTCCTGCACCGAAGTTACTACTACTAAAAGCACTAACATTGTTTAAAATACCTGCTAAAGTATTTAAACTCTTAGCATTAACTACTCCACTGCCTTTCGGCAACATTGTAGTAACACCCTCGTTTATTCTTGAACCAACAACAAGTTCCGTGTTTGGATTATCGCCAACTAAAGCAATTTCGTCATTTCCAACTCGTGCTACACCATCTGCGTGCTTTGTAGAAGCGGTTATCTTTTTGACCTTTTTGCTAACGGTCTTTTTAGACACCTTTTTAGTTGAACTCTTAGTCGAATTTTCAAGTTCATCAAGTTTCTTTATTGCCTTTTCAAGTTTCTCAACTTTTTTAGTAGTCTTTTCAATATCTTCTTGCAACGAAACATATTTATTTGAAACATTCTCTAATGTTGGGATAACATTATTTTTAAGACCCTCAGTTCCAAAAATATCCGTAGTACCAAGATATTTAATCAAAAGTTGATTATTTTGAATATTTTTATATTTATCGGCAAGAGCATCAACTTGTTCCTTTTGCTTTTCAAGAATACTTATTTGATTATCAAGGCTTTTAATAACCTCGTCATTAGCCAATTTAATCTCATATTCTTTATCAAGGCTGTCTTGTTGTGCTTGTAAAATATCTCTTTGACTTTCAAGGGCAGAAACAGCATTTTCTTGTGCTTTTTCCCTATTATATTCATCTAAGGATTGTTGTGCCTCATCTACTGCACTTTCGTCAACACCATAAGTCCATTCGCCATCTTTAAATGTTTTGACCTTAGTTGCTTTAGCCTTTTGTAGTGCCTCAAGCTTTTCTTGTAATTCAATGGCATCGTTTACAGCATCATTAGCTTCTTCTTGCTTTTCAATTTCAGCGTCAATAGCATCTATTTGAGATTGTAATAAATCATTTTGTGCTTCTTTTTCAGCCTCAATCTGTTCTGTTCTTGTATCTTTTTCCTCTTCTAAAAGGTCAATCCTATCTTGAATTTTATCCGAAACAGTGCTGAAAACATCTTCAATATCCTCAGCTTGTTCTTTCCATTTATCAATGTTGTCCTCAAGTTTTTGCTTTTCCTTTTCGAGTTGTTTAGAAACCTTTTCAATAGATTTTGCAAGTTTCTTATTTGCCTCGGTTAATTCCTTTTTAGCCTTTGTTGCCTTTGATGTGGCAGAAGAATTACTTTTAGTTGCTTTAGTTTGAGCAGAAGTGACCTTAAAGGATTTTTGCATTTGATTATGATAACCTTCATAAGCCTTCATAATCTTTTCTTGACCCTCGGTCAACTTATCTAAATTAACACCTTTACCGCCTGCCGCTTCATTCGCTGTTGCAAGAGCAGTAGCAAAACTTATTACTCCACCTGTAGCATTTGTAGATTTATTACCTGCTGTTTCAGCAGCATCACCAAAAAGTCCAACTGCACTTTGAGCAAGATTAGACATTTCTTTAGTATTGCCCATTGCATAATTATACATATCTTGAACAGCCGAATTGGCTAAAGTTTGAGTATAATTATTTGCAAGAGCTTGATTAAGGTTGCCAAGTGTTGTTTTATTAATCTCAAATTGACCGTTATCGTTTATAAGATATTGTAAATATTCAGGTTGGAGGCTTAATAAATCTTGAAGTGTATCATAACTTACACCTCCATATTTATTATACTCTTTAAGAGCGTCTTTAGCAGTATCTTGAACATCCTTTAGTTCTTTAAGTTGAGTTGCTAAATCTTTTACAGCCTCGGCATTATCCGTAGTGCTATCAGTATTTTCGTTAGTTGAGTCAGTTGCCTCGGATTTTGCATTTCTTTGTTTTAAATATTCATCAGTAGTCAAGCCTAAAGACTCTGCAAATTCTTTTGCTTGTTCTGCCGTTAATCCAAATTTTTTTAAAAGAGTTTTTTGACTTTCTGTCGCTTTATCCGCACTTTTAGCATTTTTATTTTGAGTGCCATTTAATTTATCTAAGGCTTTACTTGCTTCTTCGTTTGTTTGAGCATAAGCACCAAGATTTTCTTTGCCTATTTGATAAGCAATATTAGCATCTTCAAGAGTTTCTTTATCTTGTTTTTGTTGTTCTGTGAGTTTTTTAATTTCTGCACTTGTTTGAGTAATAGCCTGTTGATATGCGCTATACCTTATATCGCTTTTACCTACTTTATCGCTTACTTCTTGAAGTTTATCTTGATATTTTTGTAAAGCGTCTATTTGAGCATCTATTCCTTTGGCATCAATTACATCGTGATATTCAGGTAGGATATCAATTCCTCTTGTTAATGAACTCTGTAATTGAGTTTGCTTCATAGTATATCCAGTCAAAGAAGTTCCTTTGGTTACCCTTTGTGTTGCTTCTTTAACCTCACCAACAGACTCTCTATATGTTGTAGCTGCCTCTTCAGCGTTTTGCTCTTTAAGAATTTTTAAATACTTTTCTCGTTCTTTAGTAGTGCCTTTAATAGCATCTGTATATTCACCAAAAATGTCAGTATTATTTTTGAGAATGGTATTTAATTCTTTTTCGGATAAATTTGTGTCACTTAAATATTTTTCAAGTTCTTTATATTTATCTGCACTTTCACCATAAGACTTTAAATTATCTCTTGCTTCTTTTGCGTTTTGTTCTTGTGTTTGCTTATATTTGTTATAAGCCATTACACCTATGCTTATAGCAGATGTAACAAGACCGATAGCAGAAATAAGACCTTGTGTTGAAATTGCAAAACCCTCATTAGCAGTTGTTGCAGTATTTACACCTGTAACATATCCTGCAAAATGTTTTACAACTGTGGCTAAACCATTTGCCAAATCTTGTTTTATAGAATTAGCAAGATTTGCAATTTCACTTATAACACTATCAATTTTAAGGGCAATCACTTTAGCATTGATAGTAACTAAAATACCACCTATGGTAGTTAAAATAGCAACCAAATTGTTGCCATAGCCAATAAACTTGACTATACCTGTGCCAGCATCTACAAGGTTCTTTAAAAATGTGTTAAGTCCACCCTCACCGAGTACAACTTCAGTAAAAGCAGACTTTAATTGTGTAACCTTTGCTTGCAAGGACTCCATATAAGCTTCGTTTTCTTTTGTTGCCGAGCCTTGCGAAGAAAGTGCTGTTATATTTGCCTCAATTGCAGTGTTGAAATTACCAAGAACTGAGGTAAATACATCTATTTGGTTCTTACCTGCGAGTTGAAGTGCCAAACTTGATTGCTCTGCCGAAGTCATTTTATCCCAACTTGAAGCAATCTGTTTTAACACATCATATGTACTATTCATTTCTCCTGTTTGAGAATTGAATAATTGAATTGTTTTTGTTGCACCATTAACAGTAATGTCAAATTCTTTAGCCTTACTTGCCATACCGACAATGTTTGCACCTATGGTTCTAAGACCCCTACTAACCTTGCCCGCCATATCAGGCATAAGCTCCGTTCCGCTTACTACAAGTCCAATAGTATTATCTATCGTATTGCCATAAGCAGCTAACGCAGTAGATGTCTTTGTTAAGGCTGATGAAATATCTGTTGATGAAACCGAAAAATTATTACTTACCTCATTCGTTTTATCAATAATAGAAATAGCGTCATCTGCTGTTATATCAAATGCTTTCATTTGTGAGATAACATAAGCAGCACTATCTCCAGCCGACAGCTGACTATCCGCTACGTTTTGGTAGAGGCTTGCTATTTGAGCTAATTGTGCCGAGTCCTCATCTGAATAACCCGACCTTTTAAATTCTGTCGCAGCTTCAACCATTTCAATACGAGTTCTTGCAACACTTTCACCCAACTCACCTAATTGTTGAGTATATTCATTTAAGCTGTCACCACTTAAATCACTAACTTTTTTAAATTCGGTTAAAGCATCATCAAAATCTTTTACAATTGAAACTGCATTTGTAACGCTTGCAGTAAATAATCCAATTACTGCTGTACTTACACCGAATTTAGCTACTTTCTTGGTAGTATCAATAAAATCACTACCAAGACTTTTTATTTTTGCACCTAACCCTGTAATTTGGTTAGTAGCGTCTTTAGTATCAACGCTAATTTTCTTTTTACTTAATTGTTTTTGAACATCAGAAGTATCAACTCTGACCTTCGCATTTATGAAAAAATCAGCCAACTAATCACCCACCTTTGATTTTCGACCAAAAGCATTATTATTTTTGGGTTTAATTTGCGAATATGCAATATTTATTGCATCGGCAATATCATCTTGATTATATTTGCTTGTTTTACTTTTCCATACTAAATCAAGACCGAATGTTTTATTTGCATATTCTATACTTGATTGCTTCATCAATTCTCGTTCTGTGTCTTTTCTTTTGCCTGTAAATAAGCCTAAATCAGCTCTCCATTTAGACACAGCAATATATTCGACTTTTATATCAAAAGCCGTTACAATGCCTGCTATAATGCCCTGCAAGAACGCTAATATTTTTAGTGTTTGAGAGTTTTTCATTATAAGAGGCACATCTTCTATGTAAATAATATCTATCTTATGAGTTACAATAAATTCTTTAAGCCTATCGCCCATCCAAAATGCCCTATCTCGCCAATCAACTATATCTTTAGGTATTGCCCAAACGCCATAGTCGATTAACTTGTCATCTTTAAATAAGCCATATCCACTTTTAGTTGAACTCATATCAAGACCCAAACTAATCATAAGAAGTAAAAACTCCTTTCAAACCGACTTTAGAACATTCGTTCTTGAAAATATCATAGGCATTAGCATAAAGCCAAGTTTCAAATTTAGACCAAAAAGGGCGAGCAGGTGGGTCACCAATAGTATAGCCTATTCCTGTTTCAATTATCTCTGCAAGTTGTCTTTTATCTTTATGAATAGTAATTCCGTTCTTTAAAGGTATTTTTTTCATTATAGAAAAATTTTGCTCTATCCCACCGATAATCTCATTTGCTATCACTTTTGTATTTCTTTTATAGAAAGAATTTTCAAATTGATATGTACGAAGTCCTGCCTTTGCCCAATCGCCCTCATAAGCCTCATAAACTTCACTTTCAATAATGTCTTTTAATTTATCTAAACATTGAGTCAAAGTCGATTTAAACGCAATTCTAAGCCGCCTTATAAGCACTTGTTGTAATTCAACCTCATTACTTATTGTTCTCTTTCCTGCCAACTACTTCCTCAACCTTTTTAATAAATTCTTTTGTGTCAAAGTTCTTTGGTATCTTTTTCATACCTTTTTCAATTGACTTATTAAGATTTTCAAGAAATTCTCTAAAAGTCTGCTCAATGCTATTTTCTTTTCTAATACAATCCTCAAGAACCTCAATATTTGTAATGGCAAAATAACCATTATCAAGAAAATCTTTTTCTGCAAGTTCGTTATAAACAGTAACATCGTCTTTATCCCTAAAATCATAATCAAAACAATATTTTGCAACAAGAACAGTTTTAATGAGTTCGCACTCATAGGAAGTGTGTTTTTCGGCACATTGATTTACAATATTGCCAATTTCCTCAATAGCAAGATAATTTTTCTTTAATTTTAATTCCATATTATATTCTCTCCTTAGATTTTTATTTATTAAAATAATAATTTAACAAGTCCGTAGAAGCTTCTTCACTTCCATTATTATCATTTGTATAAGTTTTTCCACTAATATCGTTCAATTTTGGATAGTCTGATACAATTGTATGACCGCCCATAAAATATTCTCTACTACTATAATAATAAATTTTATCATCGTAAGTAAAACTTCCTGCACTTGTGAAACTCCTACCAAGAGCAGAATAAGTAACGGCTTCTTCAACTTCAGATACCAACAATATTCCTGTATAACTACCAAAAGTTACTGTGCAAGCAATTGCCAATCCATCATTTATTTTCGTAAATTGACGACCATCAATTGTAGCAATTAGAGTATTTGCATCTGTTACTTCTAATTCCGTTTTAACCTCTCCTCCTTGTGGTATAACAATATTCCAATTTTTAGAGGATATAGTTGCTTTTTGTTCATCTGTCAATTTAGTTGCAACATCATTATGAATAGTTAAATTTTGAGCTGTTTCAACTGTTGCCAAACCATTAATAAGGCTCTGAATAGACTCATCGGACAGTAGAGATGATGAACCTAAATTGAAATTTATTTTAATACTATTTTCTACAAAAGTAATATTTTTTAAGTTTGAACAACTTGCGAACATACTCACCAAGTTTGTTGCACTACTTAAATCTAATCCTTTAACTGTTTCCAATACTGTTTTTCCAGCAAAAAGACCACTGAAATTAGTTACTTTCGATGTGGAATTTACAAAATTTACAGATTTTAAATTGTTACTTCGTGCAAACAATGAAGCTAAATTTGTTGCAGAACTCACATTGAATTGTTCAATACTCTCTAAAGTTTTACAATTATAAAAAAGATTATTAAAAGTCTGCATTTTCGGAATAGATAATACTCCTATTGTAGTTAAATTAGTACAACCTTTAAAGGCTTCTGCAACATTTGTCGCATTAGGAATATTAAAGTTTGCTACAGAAGTCAGATTTAGACAATCACGGAAAATTCCTTTTGCACTTGTTGCATTAGGAAAACTTAAATTAGGTGCTTTAACAACTTGTGTTTCACCAAAAATCCACTCCGCATTTGTAACATTGGGAAAGTTTAAATCATCCGTACCTAAATCTGATAAGGAACACTGCCAAAACATCTCACCCATATTAGTGATAGTTTCGTGATTAAACTTTGGTAATTGAGTAATTTTTGTACCATATCCAAACATAGCAGAGCCGTTTGTTATACTATCAAAACTAAATTTTTGAACCGCATCATCTGTCACTCTCGTATTCCTAAATGCATTAGTAAAATCTAAGCCTTTTGAAAAATCGCCTGTATTTATCACATTAATTAATTTGGAACAATTATAAAAAATCTTACTGAAATTTGTACCATTGCTTGTGTTTATATTTGCTTCCGTTAAATTAGTACATTCCGAAAAAGCTCCACTCCAATTGGTTATTTCAAGGCATTTATCTTCAAGATAATTAGGCATAACTTTTAAATATGTATTGCCCTTAAAAAAAGTGGGATTTGCAGAGCCGAAGTTAATTACATTATTTAATGCCCATTCCCATTGTTCGCTTCCTCCACTTATTCCTCTAATTTTATCATCAAATTCACTTGCCTTAATTTTATCTGTTGTATTTGTTTTTTTTCTTATTGCGTCTGCCACATCGGCTAAATAGTTTTTTAAATTATCCGTTCTTGCCATATTAATAACTATCCTCCAATGCACCCATAATTAAATTATAAACAGCCTTGCTACTTGCTATTCCTGTGGATTGTGCCGTAATTTCAACATCACATAAATCATCAGTTGTTTTATTGCCTTCAAGTGTAATTCCGTTAATCTGTGGCTTATCCGTCAAGCCATTATAACTTGTCGCATTTTTAACACGCTTAATCAATTCATCAAAATAATAATTAAGTGTATTTTGACCGTCAACTGCCTTTTGTGCCTCACTTGCTAAACTCAACTTACCAACCCACTTTCTTTAATTTTTTCTATTTCATCATTTATCATTTTATTAAGTTGAACTAATGATAAAGTGGCTTTTTCAATATCATTTTCAACCTCATAAAACTTTTGAGTAACAACTTTATTTTGAACGGGATTTTCACTTGTTAAACTTAATTCTGTATCAACTGTTATATCTGCCATTTTATCACCTCTAAACAAAAAAAATAGGCTAATGTTTAAATAAACACTAACCTATTTTCTTAATCTATTCTTTCAATATTCTCTCGTTCTTTAGCCAAAATTTCCTTAAATTGACTTCCATTATCAATACCACTCATTCTTTACCCCTCCAACGCTCTGATTTTTGCACGGAGTTTTTCCGTGTGGGCAATTTGTTCTTTGTAATCATCTATCGTTGCTACTCCCATTGCAATTTTCACCCCGATATAGTCATAGTTTGCTGTTTTGTTTCCTTTTATTTCAATGTTATTAAGTGTTGGGATATTCAAAAGACTTTCATAATCTTTTGTTTCGTCTTTAATTCTTGCTGTTGAAAGTACCTTATCTCCGCTTTTTAAAGACAAAGTATCATCTTCAAATTGAATACTATCGCCTTTTGAGTCTAATTTATTCAACAACTGATTATATATAGGGATAGTTGGCTCTTGAGGAATTGTGTCGCTATCTTTGTCACTTTTTTGTAACACAATAGGTCTATTCATTTTAGTCCAAATTTCTGTATCATCTTGAACACCTTGAATAGAAACAATTAATTGACCTTCTCTTGTCAATACTTCCCACGGAATAAGACATACTGTTTCATTTCCGCCCAAAAACATAGGAACACTAATGTCTTTTTCATCTTTATCATTACTTTTATTTATAAAATATGCGGTTTTAGAAAAATTATCCCAATCTTCACTAAATTTGAATTTAGCAGTATGATATTTAACAGAGTCTGTTAAAATAATTATTTTGGCATTTTTACAAACTACATCTAATTTGTTTATATCAAAGGCATAAATCAAATTATTGCCCTCCTATTTTTCTAATTTAATTATGTACCAAAGGGGCAAAATGCCCCTTATCAAGACAACTTTTGAATTAACTCTATTATTGCAAATATAATACCACTTCCACCCACAATATAACCACCATACTTTGATAAAAATGTTTTAACCGAATTTCTCTGAGTTTCCATAATATCAATTTTTGATTTATTATCAACTCTTTGAATTTCATCATCTACTTCGTCAAATTTATTTTCAACACTATTGATTTTACTTTCAACATTGTTTACTTTATTTTCAACGCTATTTACCTTATCTGTCAACTGCGAAATAACTTCTGTTTGTTTCAAAAATGTTTCACCTTGATATTTAACTGTTTGTGCAATTTCAACCATAGAACTTTTAACGGAGTCCAATGTACTTACAAGTTTTTCATTCGCCTCAATAGATTGTTTAACTAAAAGGTCATTAGTATTAAGTTCAACCTCAAACTTATTCATTTTTTGATTGATTTCTTTAATATCATCATATTCAAGATGGTCTATTCTTTTTTGAGTGTCTTTTATATCTTTAATAAGTCTATTAATTTCAACTGTTGTATTTTCTGCCATTGAGATTATCCCCTTTTACAAAAAATCATCCTTATTTAAAAAGAGTGTTATATCACAAAGGATAATACTCCACAAAATGCAAGATGTGTATAAATATAATTTTAAATATAGAAACAAAATGGCAAAAAATAAGGATATGACTATCCATTTAATCATATCCTTTCTATACCAAACAATATCATAAGGTTTATCATATTTGCTTATATCTATATTTAATTTATTCCACAATAAAGTATAAGGCTTATTATTATACCACCTATCTTTAGGTTGTATATCGTTTATTTGTTCTTTAAATGGTGCTTTTATATATAAGTCTTTAATTGATATTAACGCAATTAAAAAGACTAACCAAAGCCATTGTAGAGAATATTTTGACATATATCCTGCAATTATAATTAACATATTAGAAATTACACTACACCTCAAATTTGAAGTGCAATGAAAACCGCCACAAAATTTTCTAATCTTATTAAAAACAATCGCACTTACAATTACAAAAGGCAATATGTCAAACAAAATACCAAATACTATTATTGGAGTATATGTAGTTATTAGATAAATACAACAAGTTACATAATATGCTAAATCGTGATTGCCTGTTTTCTTAATAATAAAATCTTGTATTTTTTCTAAAATAAAAATCACCTCATTGTATTTATTATGTACTATGGTTGCTTTTTCAAGTAAAAGAACCATATAAGAAAACTTTTAGGATGTAATTACTTACGAACTACGCCTGAACCAACCCACTGCTTCATTTATTAGTTCTCCTTTTTTAAATTTCATAATAACAAATATTATAATAACTTCAACAATTTTAATAGGAATAAACCCAATTATATTTTCAAACATCGTACAATTAGATAAATCTATTAAATTTGTCAAATTATAAATAAAAGAAAATGCCATTTCTATTACTAAAGTATATAAATATTCTAAAGCAATAACAATCAATGAATAAAACACTTTCTTTATATCTTCATTTGTGTAATATCTTATTCTATAAATGTAGACAAATATTACTATAATACTCAAAATTTGTCTTATAACAGGTGGTGCTAATGAACTCAAACAAAATATTGCACCAACAACTAAAACATCAACAAATTTTAATTTGATTTTTGTCAACTTGTTTATGAATAGATAGAATACTAAACTATCCCATAAACTAAATAACAAATAATCTGTTGCTAAACTTTTAATAATTTCCATAATATAATCACCTTTCTTTGTTTTATTTCTTATGGTGACTACATTATATCACATAATTTTTAAGATGTCAAGAGGAAAATGGAAAATTATCGTTAGTTTTTTCTACTACTTTTGTTGGCGGTATACAACAACAATCTAAATTTGGCAATATTTTTTCGTATATTACTCTACTGCTAAGCATATTATCAATTTGACTTAAACATTCTGCAACCTCTTTAAGTTCGCTAACATACATTTCATCATATTTTCTTGACTCTATTTCTGCGATTAGTCTATCAATTTGTGTATCAATCTTATCTCTTATACAATTTTCCATTTTCTATAAAGCCACCTTTCATAATCAAACATTTGTAAAATTGTATCTCAATATTTTAATGATTTGTTTTAAATCATCTTGTTTTATCTCTCCAAGTAACCTTTCTATTCTCTTTTTGCTTATATCTCTTATACATTCGCATAAAACAGTATTTGTCTTTTTTGCAAAGAACAGATAATCGTCACGAGATAATTCGTAATGATTTATCATATTTTTTTTGGTTGTACTTGATGTAATTGGAATGACAATAACATTATTTCGATTTTTATTCAACATTTCTGCCGAAACAACAATACAAGGTCTTATACCCTTTTCCTCATTGCCAACATTTTCGTCACCAAGATTAACCATATAAATTCCACCTTGTTTTATGCTTCTACTCATATCTTTTTAGGTTTACTTGTTACTACTTTCTTTTTTTGTTCAAAAGGCGTCAATGAAACATCATAAATATCATCAATTCCCTCTTGAACATATACATATTCGGGTACACTCTTAAAGGTATTTTTTACTTTAATTGTAGTGTCCTTATATTCAATATATAAATATCCCCTACGCTCAAACAAAACTCTATTCGAGCCTTTTGGAATTTCCTTTAAATCTTTCACTTTACAATTTTCCCACCTGTCATTGAGAATAAATTTATTTTGCAAATTACAGAATTTACTATAATTGCAAATATTATTAGTTTTTTTACAAAATAAATATTCTTTGCCTTTAAAATTTCTATATTCTGTATAAAAACACATAAGTTTATCACCTATAAAAATGTGGGAGAGTATAAAAACCCTCCCACTATATGTAAAAAGAGTAGAGTTTTACCTCTACTCTTGAAAGCAAAATTACATTGCTTTATATTTATCAACTTTATATTGAATATGGTCTATTCTGTTTAGAATTTCTGAATGAGTAAATTTCCAAACATTTGTCATAACATCAAGTGTTGTTTTATCTGTTATTTCATTGTCTTTCTTTTCTTTAATAAGATTTACTACAAAAGTGTGCAAACTATCTACATTTGCCATACAACCCTCATAAATCTTAAAATACTCCTCGCTTATTTCAGCATATTCATCTTTCCATTCAATAGCCTTATCAATATAGCACTCTGCTTTGTCGATAAAACAATTTATATCTTTAACAAGTTCGGCAATAATTACCATTTAAACTCACCCCTTAATGAAACATTTGATAAACTTCTTTAACTTTTGCCTTTACCATTGAACACTCCTCCATATCATCTTGACATATTTTAGCGAGTTCTCGGTAAACATCATTAACATTATTTAAAAAATGTCCTAATTCATCGTGAGCCATTTGTAAATCATCGTCTTGTCTTGTTCTCTTATATTGTTCTTTGTAAGTCTTGTATGAAACAAATTCATCCCAAGCATCTGCCAAATAATTGTCAATTTCTGTATGTTTATCAATACTTTGAGCATTGTCATCCTCATCGTATGCCTCACCTTTTATGACCTTGTTGAGTTTATGTTCCACTTTCATCAAATCCTTTAGATAATCTAAAAGATTTTCAGTAATTGACATATCACTTACCATTTCATATTCTTCAACAATATTTTTAAGAATTTTTTGGGCAATCTGTTTATCCATTAACATCACCACCTATTTTATTCAAAATTAAATCAAGTTTTTTATCTTGCTCTTCTAAATGATTATGAATATCTATAAGCATATTATGCATATTTTTTCCTAAATCATCTTTGGTTATAACCTTATCATAAGTCATAATTCCCAACATAGTTCCCATTACAGAAACTATATCAAGAGCAGATATTTCTTGTTGAACATTATTATTTGCCATATTAAGACAACTTTGTGACTGTTACATTAGCATTTGTTATTGTAACAGGTGTTCCGTCATTTTGAATAGTAAGATTAAGTGGAATATTATCAGTAACAGCACAGCAATTTGGACTTACTCTAACCATAAACTGTGATTGAGATAAGTTCATAATTACAGTATCAGCAGTAGCAGACTGTGAAGCCTCAAAGCCTTCAATCTGCGTGCCATTACCATACAAATGGAATGTCGCTGTGCCACCTGCCGCTGCGACTGTACTTGCCGTTGCAGTGAAATCTACAAGATACCAACCTGCCCTATGCAAGCTAATAGCCGAACTTCCTGCCGAATGTCTTACTGTGCAAGAATTACTATTATAATTAGTTGTAAATACCACGGCACCGCCTGTATTTACTGTTTGTGTAGTATTAGAGAATGTAGTCAAAGCCATTATATCAAGTCCTTTCAAGTATTTAGCATATCGCACTTATACTGAAATAACTTTATCTAAATAGAAAAATGGCGAGTATTTCTACTCGCCATTATTATTTAATATTTGGTGCGAGTATGCACTCTGTCATATTTTATTTAGATTATGCTACTGTTCCGCAACCGTTGCAATTACTGTAACCATATACATTTGCTGGGGCTGTATATGGTGAGCAAGTAATGTAAGACGGAATTGGGAACGGTCTTAAAAGGTTGACAAGGTTTGCAGACTGTGCTTGCTGTGAAAGTTGGAAGTTTGCAGTCTGTAATTCTCTATCTCTGTCCTCAAGTTTATCACGAAGGTCTTGCATTGTATTAGCGTTAATCAATGCACGAGTAGCTTCGCCCTCTGCGTGAATTGCAGTAGTAATTTCGCAAGTGTTCTGTGCATTTTCATAACGAACTGCATCAATATTGCGATTAGTTGTGCAACAACAATCTTTCATTTGATAGCCAAGTTCTGTGATACCACCTGAAACACCATTAAAACCATTAAGCATAGTTGTATTCATAGCATAAAAGCCATCACACAAACCATTAGAAATGCCATCAAGTTTATTGATAATTTGGTTAGTGTCAAATCCTCTCTGAATATCAGCCTGTGTTGCATAAGTGCCAACAGCACCATTGCCATAGCCACCCCAAGCACTGCCTCCACCAAAAAGAAGAATGAACACAATTATGAGAGCGAGAATACCACCAGCACCACCGCTAAGGAAACCGCCATTTTCATCGTTATTCTTTGTGAGAGCGAGAGCATCTCCAATACTTAAACCATTATCCATTGCCATAATAAAAATCTCCTTTTACTTAAATAAAATATATATTTATATTAAATTTAAGAGCCGTACGCATCTCTTAAATAAAATATCATTTATTAAAAGAGAGTACAACTAAAAGAGATTTTAAGGGTTTACTTAAAAACATTAATTGCACCCCCTTGTAGTACAAATAATGTTTTGATTGTATTAACCAAAATCATATTATTTTGATTGATTGTTTAAAGAAAGCACAATCAATATTTCTAAAGCCACCTTTCAAAAATATGTCACATAAAGTGTTTAAGAAAATTTCCTATACCCTTTATATTTTTTAAATTTCCTTGAGTAGTTTTCATTATTTCCTCAGCCTGTTTTGTTGCTTGATTTATCTGCTCTTGAGAAAATTGCCCACTACTCTGCATTTTTGCTAATAGTTCATTTGGGTCTAAATTTTTCATATTCATAACATCAACGAATTTTTGAAAATTATTCATATTGAACCCATTACCATTAGACTGTGAAGAACCCATAGAAAAAGGATTAAAAGATTTCATTACTTCGCCTCCTTATTTTGAGTTTTGGTAGGTTTAACTTTTGATAATTCTTGAATAGTATTATTCTGTTGAATTATAACATCTTTCAACCTATCAACCTCACTATTAAGTTCATTAAATTTGTCAACAGTTACATAATTTTTATTTTCTTTTGTTTCTGAATTATTAAAATCAATCTCGTGTAATTCGTATGCCCCAAAACTCGGTTGCCCCACTGCTGAAACCGCTTTAACATAAATTTCAGGCTTGCTTGTATGTCTAAACCACCTTATTTGTCCGTTTGGCACATTAAAATCTTGTGCCTCTTGCATACTTGAAACCGTAATAAAATCAAAATTAGTATTAGCCATTTGACTATTATTATTATTTTGTTGTTCTACCATATTCATATATCTGTTATATCGGCTATCATTATTAAAATTATTTTGAAAGCCATTTGGTTGTTGATAAGTCATTCCATAATTATTAGGAAAGCCATAACCACCATAACTCATTCTATAAGCCACCTTTCACTATGTACTATTGCGTGAGTATAAAACCCACGCAATTTATATTTAAACTAATTTATAGTTATGCACTAACATTTACTACACAAGCAGTAGTAAGAGTAGTCTTACCCTTTGCTACAATCTCAATAGTAGTGACTCCGTCAGCAGTCTTTGCTGTAACAACACCATTATTGTCTACTGTTGCAGATGTACCCGAAGCAGTAAATGTAAGTTTAGTGTTGTCAATTAACGAGGGCTGTGTGCCATCTGAATACATTTTATAAACTTTAATTGTCTGTGTTTCATTATGACTGAGTTCAATATTGCCACCTGCAACTACAAGAGCAGAAACATTAGCAAGTTCATCCTGTCCATAAATGCGTTCTGTAATAGTAGCATAAGCACCGTGGTCTGAACAACCTACATCTCCTGTTAAACCTGCGATTGCTGAACCCGAAAGTGAAACTGAAGCACTACCAGTTGAGGTAACAGCCAAATCTTGTGTACCATCAAGTTGATAATAAGGAATATCAACAATAAGTTCGCCTATTCTTGCACTATTTCCTAAATCTTTTAAAGAAGCCGTACCACTCGCTTTAAAAAGTGGATAAGTTACAACTGCGTGACAAATATCAGGAATATAATCTGCATTAACAACAAACTTGCGTGCAGTATCATCAGTAATTACATACTTAATACAAATTGTTGTACCAACAGTAAGTCCTTCAACAGTAGCCTTCTTTTCATTCGTAGTAAAATCAAACTTTCGATATTTTTTATCATCTTCCGTTGAAAGTTTATACCAACCAATAATTCCACTTGTAGCAGTAAAGCTCTTTGGTGTTTCTTTTACTTCAAGTGTATTTGCTTGCTTTACAGTAAATTGTTCTACCACAAGAACATCTCCACCAGCTACAATACTACCTCCACAACTAAGTGCAAGATAATTCAAATCCCATATTGGGTCTGTAAGTGTAAGACTAAATGAAGAATCGTGGAAATACCTGCCGAGCAGGGCATTGGCGAGTCCACCTCTTACTTCTTCTACATTAATACCCATATTAAGACCAGAGTCTGTCAGAGTCCTTGCAGACAGAATAAGATTATTCTTATTATCAAAAAGGTCAACATTTCCTACCATTAAAATGCTATTACCCATATTCTATCTCCTTTTATTGGTTAATAAAATTAACCATTAATTTGTTGTATTTTTTGTTCAAAAGATTTTGCATCTGTGAACATTTCTTTATATTTATCAACCCTCTTTTTGAATATCGGATGTTTAACATCATCTTTAACTTCATATTTAAAAGAGGCTTGTATTATCTTTTGTGCAAGATAAATTTCACTATTTATACAATGATTAAATATTTGTTCAAAAGTTCTATAAACCATATCATTTATTTGTTCCATTGTATATCCATTTTTACTCATTACATAAGTTTTCTGTTCTTCTAATGTTGGACTATGAACTCCTTTATTAACCATTTTACAATATTTTTCATATTCAGCTTTTACATCGGGATTAACATATCTATCATCATAGTCTTTATCATTTTGAAATAATATTATCTTTTTTATGTCATCAAATTCTTTTGCCGATATAATACTTTCTATAATATCATTTTCACCAAGAACTACGATACAATCTTTGCCATTATCTTTTGATAAGGCAATATTTTTATGAATACATAATTGAAACAACATTGCAAATAAACTTTGAGCATTTATATCCACTAAAACTCGATTGATTAAAAATTCTAAATAATTCATTTGAATAACATCAATATCATTTATTGTATTTTTATCAATTTCTAAAAGTTCTTTGCAATTCGCATAAATAGGAAAATCTTTTACTTTAATGGGGTATATAAATATTTCTGCTCCTTTTTTCAGTTCGTAAGGAACAGGGTATTCGTTAATAAAATAATTTAATTGCAAGCTATCAATATCAACCAATACAATCACCACTTTGAGCATTTATGTATCTCATTGCCATAGTAAGAGAACGACCGAATATGGTTTTACTATTTGTAAGTCCAATAGTTGAGCCTGTAACACGATATAATTCTCGGTCAAAAGATAAATAACTACTTCCTATATTTATATCCCTACCATTAAAAACTGCCAAAAACAAACTTTCCATTAAATCTGTTCGTTCACACAAAACACCCTCATAATAAACAAGGCAAGTTTTTTCATTTGTTAAGAAATCAAAATCATAACAAATAATTGCACTATTTCTTGCTTCAGGTACTGTTTGTGAACGATATAATCTAAATTGTGTTTGACTTTGGCTATCTGAAAGAATTGAGCCAACAATAGGCTTTAAGAAAACTCGATAATTCTGTTCATCTGTTTCGCCAGTCCAAATATAATTTCTTTTTTGTTCAAAAGTTAAATTATCTTTATCTAAAGCATCTTTGGTGTCATAAATTAAACATTTCCAAAAATCTTCTGCCATTTGGCTTTTTTCTTTCATCAAAAATTCTAATATCTTATAAGTTACTAAAGGCTGTTGAGAAAAATCATTATAAGACATTGTATTATTACCATTATAATTCATAAACTCTCCTTATAGTAAGCTCTTTAATTTAATTTTAAATTCAACATCATCACAGCCATCTGCTTTAAATGTCAATGTTAGTAAGTTCTTATCCATTTTAAAATTAGTTACTTTAAATCCGTCAATAGTTTCCTCTAATTGATAATGCCTACTATCTGCTCCACTCGGAATACACTGAATAGCAATATTTTGTTTTTCGCCCTCGATATAAACACCACAAGTTATTTCTAAACTTTCCATTTCATTTAATTCGGTTACATCACTTGGACTAATAATTATCTTCTTTTCGGGCAAATAATCATCTACTATATTAATTGTAATAGTATCGTAAATATTTTCATTATCTGTTAAATATGCCTTTATTTTGGCTTTAGAGCCTTTATTGCCTATAAGACGATAAATTCCATTGCTATCAATAGAAACAGTCTTATTATCGCTTGTAGACCACGATATAGGCATATCTGTAACTAATTCATTATCTTTCATTACATTAGCAGTTAATTGACCTTGAAAACCTTGAATTTGCGAAATATTATCACTATCAATTTTCACTCTATAATCAACTGCATAATAATCACAAACATTGAGTTCTTTATTATCAATCGGCAATAATGGACTATAAACAAGATAAATTTTTATCATTGTCACATCTCCATTTGTACCCTCTTCTTGATTATAGTTATCAATCTGTTCAACTTTATAACATTGACTATGTTGAAACATAAATCTTTGATTTAAGTCTATTGTTTTTGTTTTGTCATTTCCTTGAACATAAAGTATCAATCTCCTGTTCTCAACCGTTGCTGTTTTTGCAACTTGCTGATTTGTACTTGACACCTCATATCCAAAAAAGACCTTTTCAGTCAAAATATTTCCATTACTCTTATCTAACCAAGAAATTTCATTATTACAACGAATAAGTTTTGCATTTGCAACTTTCGACAGTTTGTTTATTTTATCATAACACAAATAGGTTTCGCCTTCCCATTTGTATTTTTGCCCTCTATAATTTCTATGAGAACAATCTTTAAATAAAACGGCAATATAATCACCCATTACTTTAGTTAAATTAGTAGAAACCTCACTAACACTATCAATATGCACATCAAAACTTTTATATTCTTCATTAAATGGATATTTTTCTTCTTTAATAATTGTATTCAGCGTAGTATCTTCAAAAGTATCGTTTATCCATTCTTGAGTAATTTCTTTATAATAATCTTTGTTAGATTGAGCCATATTATCTATAAAATTACTATACCAACTCACGATAAATCACTCCAATACGGCAATTCATCTAAATGCTTTAAATGATAATTAGCAATATCCTCTTGATATTCACTAACAAGATTATTATACCAATTATCATTTTGTTTCATTATTGGGGCAATAGAGTCTTTTTTAAACTCTCTTTGTGAAATATAAGGCACTCTTGCCTTAATATCTTGTGTCAATCTTTTGAAATATTTTGAAACTGCAATTTCCGAAACAATTTTCTTTTCATCATCATCTAAATCATAATCAAAATAATATGCTATTTTGTTTTCTTCTGTATCTTCAATAAAAACTTTTTCTATATGATAAGTCAATGGCTTAATACAGTCAAAATCACTTAATCCACTTTTAAGAAAACCACAAAGATAATCAAAAACAACATCTTTATTTATTTCATATAATTTATCTATTTTATAATCATTGATTATTGGAAGCATCCAATCCTCGTATATTTCAATAAAACTCGTTCCCAATTTGGCTACCTCCATTTTATTAAATTTATTTTGCAGAAATAAGATTACTCATCTCATCAATGTCATAGCCATTCTTTTCAAGTTCTTTAATCTTATTAAAATCATAGTTATAACCCTCACTCATTTTACGAGCAATAAGAGCGACAAATCTTTCAGCAGTGTCTTTATCCATATTAAGAATAGTATCAACTGCATTATCATCAACGAGACTAATAAGTCTTTCTACTGCTTCTTTATTCATAACTTCATTATAAATATATCCAACACCTAAATCCTCATAGTCTTTTTGAGAAGTAAGAATAGCATAACCTTTTTCAAATTGTGAATTATAATTATTTACAATTTCAACCATATCTGAAAATCTAATATTCTTAACCTCGCCAAACTTATCAAACACATAAGTACGACCTTTTTCTTTAGGATTTGACTTTACTGAAAGAACATAAGTGTGTGGGAGCATAGAAACAACCTTAACAGTTCTTGTAATATCTGAATTAGATTGAACTACAACATTTGGCTGACTTTGTGCTTTTGCCAACTGTGACTGTAACTGTTCAATCTGCTTTTGCATTTGCTTAATCAAATCAAGATTTTCGTCTTTATTCTTTTCATCATTAGCAGACTTCGTTGTAGAAGTTTTAGTTGAAGTTCTGCTTTTCTTTGCTGTCTGTTCAGCCATATATAAAACTCCTATATTTTATAAATAATATGTACGAGGTGGGTATATTTCAACCCACCCCAAATATAATCAACTCTAATCTAAAAGAGTAAATTAACCAGCAAGTTTAACCTTTACAATCTTCTTATTTGTAGCAAGAGAAACACCAAGTTCCTTACGAAGTGTTGAAAGAATTGCAAGGTTATTGTTGTCATAATCTTCATCTGTATTAGTAGATGTATAACCAATAGCAACCTGAATAAGCTTTGAGCCATTAACAGGGAGTGCATAAATTCTATCTGTTGGAAGTCCAACTACGCCGTCATTTCCGTCCGAAACAACATTAAATCCAAGAACAGTATAACCATTGAATACTGACATATAACCAACAGTATTGTATTCATCACCAAGAAGAATACGAGTTCTTGCTTCAGCAGGAAGAACTGACTTGAGGGCAACAGCATCACCAACGATTACCATTTTAGCACCATTGCGAGCAGAAGCAAGACGGAGCTTCTTGAGGAACTCTGTTTCATCAAAGTTTTCAAGGACAAGGTTTTCATCAGTCATAGCCTCTGAAACAGTTGTAAATTCACCAATAACAAGCTGATAAATCTTTGCAACCATTGAAATAGCCTTGAGCATTACATCCTCAGCAAACATAGAGTCACCTACAAGGATTTCAGGAAGATTAGTAATGGTAGTAATACCATACATATCTGTTGCGATAGTCTTAGTAGAAGCTTTCTTTGTCTGTGTTCTTGTGTGCTTTTGGCGTCTGCCCATTCTTGATACTTCATAAATACTATTATCTACAAGTTCAAATTCAAATACATCGCCATAGCCACCATACTGAATATTAGAAAGTGCCGAAAGACCCATAGCATCTGTTACGATAGGTGTAACAGTATCAAGCATTACCTTTTGAATATTTGCAGCCATTTGAGCGACTACACCATAAGTAGCGTATTCCTGAATATCATTATTGAAATCTTCAAGAGAATACTTACTTCTGCGAGCGAGTTCACTCTTAAATGTTTCGTTAATCTTATTTGCCTTTTCCTCAAGGCTATATTTAGTTGTTTCGTATGAAAGACCCTTTACATCATACTTGCTTGACATATAATGTCTTGCATAATCTTCCATACTTGAAACCAACTTATTTGAGTCTGCTGTTGTAGCAAACTTAACTACTGTATCAAATCTCTTCATTAATATTTTCTCCTTTTCCTACAAATTAACCATTGAAAACAGTTTTAAGAATATAAACCTTTTCTGTATCATCATCAAAATTGAATGTAGGATGTTTTGCACTATCTACAATATCAACAACCTTAAATGAAGCTACATCGGCTGTTTGAGTAGCCTTTGTTACCCAACCGTCTGCTGATGGCTCTAAAAATTGACCCTTTGTTGGAGCAGCACCCTTAATTCCGTGTGCAAGAATACCAAATTCAATATTTACTTTAGGAATGAAAAAGTCAAGTGGATGCTTTGCAGGATTTGTATAGTTTCTATCATCCTTGCTTCTTGCAGGATAAAGATTGTCACCAATAATATCATACTTTACAGACGGATTAAAAGCAATAGCAACTTCTTTAGCTTCAGCATCAGCCTTTGTTACCGTGTAAAGTTCCTTATCTTTAGTATCATAATCACCAACAGCAAGTGCAGTACCGCCATCAATATCTACTGTTGCAATACCACCTCTGTTAATGCAACTTGGAATAAAATTATCTGTTTCAAACAAAACATTATGTTTAGCCATATTTAATCTCCTTATAAAAAGTTAATTAGTCATAAATGCTTGTAGGTTCGTCTTTCTTTTCTGTTTGAACCATACCCATATCAAGCATATCTTTTTCTGTACTCTTTGACATCACACTTACATAAGCCTGTGCAAGAGCATTGTTTTTCCACGCACCTATATTTTCATAAGCACATTCTTTTGAAGCCTTTTCGATTTCTGCATATTTATTTTCGTCAACACTACCCTTAATTTGTGAGAGAGTAGACTGAACGATACTATCTTTCTTTGCAGTTTCTACATCGGCTTTATATTTTTCAAGTGTTTTTACTTTTGCCTTATATGTTTTAAGTTCGGCTTTAGTAGTTTCAAGTTCTGACTTTAGTTCAGCCATTTTTGTTTCGGTGTCATCCTCTTTTTCAGGTTCTTCCTCTTTTTTGGCTGTATCGTCATCGGTAACTTCGGCTTTTGTATCAGGTTCTTTTTGAGTATCAGTTGCTTTGGTTTCCTTTTCGTCTACCTTTACATCTTCCTCTTTTGGAGTAACCTTTTCTTTTTCTTTAGCCATAGTTTCCTCCTTTAATTGATTTTCTATATTTTCAAGTTTTTCTAAAATATCATTCATTTTTTCTTCTTGGTCTAAACCAAGTTTCTTATAAATTTTTTGAATTTTAGATACTACTGCTGACTCATTTTCTTTTTGAGCATATCCAAGAGCAGAAGCAAGTCCTTTTCGATTATAAACCCATTCGCCCTCTTTAATGTTCATTATAGGATAACCAAGTTTTGTTACTTGTCTATCTTCCCAACCCTCTTCAAGTTTCATACACACACTTTTTGCAAGTGTCTTAAAGTTTTTCTCTTTAATAAGGTCTTGTTTGGCTTTATCGCCATCCCAATCTCCCTCATCAAGAGCCTCTTTTGACTTATTAATAGGGTGAGATACAAAATTATCCTTTTCAGTCGTTTTGTGTTCAGAATACTTTACATATTCCTTTTCAATTTCCTTTTCACTCAGTTGAGTTAATTTTATATTTGCATTTGGAACACTTGGCTTATACTTTAAACCCAAAATTGTAATGCCTGTAATATTAAAACCTTCAACAATTTTTGGCTTATCCCCACCATCCACATAATTCTTTGTTTCGGGTGTAAAACCAACAAGTTCCTCAATGCTTACATTTCTATAATTATATTCACGAAATAATGAATAAACATCATTTGCATAAAGTTTTGACATAACTATATCTACCGAGGCAATTAAATCATTATCCTCATCATATCTATATTTTATATCTTGCTGTGGCACAAAACCAACGATTTTTTGATTTTCGGTATGTTCAGTAACATCGCCATCAAAATTATCATATTCGGCAAGTACCCATTTACCTATAACAGTAGGAGCATATTTCTTAATTACTTCTTCACTATAAAGGTGATTATGTGAATTTTTCTTTGTACTTAAAAAATCAACTGTACCGTATGCAAATTCATAATCTTCATCATTTTCGTATTTTCGCCAATCTTCTATCGACATTTTTACTTTATTTTCAAAAGCCATTTTTCTATGGAGTTTCCTCCTTTCCTAAAATTTTACATATCTTTTCTGTTTTAAGATAATATATTTTATCTACACCGATTTCACGATAAATCGGAATAAAACCTAATTTATGTAATTTTTTAGACTGTTCGGAGGTAACACATATATAATCATCAATATTGTTAGGTTTTCCTAAAATAATCATATCATTATCTCCTATTGATACTCACGGCTGACTGCTCCACCCTCGGCTAAATCACTACTATCCTTTTGTGGCGCACCAACATCGTAAGTATTTGTATTAGCATTAAACAAGGCAAATAAAGTATTTTGCATATCACTATGTTTAGCCTCTTTTACCATTGTTTCAAATTCACTACCTTCATAACCTAAAAGAGTTCCCCACTTTCTTAAAGGCACTTGTATGCCTTTATCAGATAATTTCAAGTGAGTATCAATATCTTCTTTTCGCTTAAAAGGCAATGTACTACCACTAACACGAAATCTAAATTTATATCTTTTAGTTTTCTTATTTACAAAGAAATTTAAAAAGTTTTCAAATTGTGGATAAACTGCATTTGCAATTTCTTGATAATCAGCGTTTGCAGCCAACTGTGCCTCTTCTTGTGATAATTTTTCGTCTGTATAAATAAGTGAACTATTTGAAGCACCTAACCCAGCACTTGTTTTAAGTTGATTTTTATACATATTACTATTATTATCAGCAAATTGATAAAGCCTTGTTTCTTCAAGAGGTAAAGCAATTTGTTTAATATTTTTGTTAATGCCATTTCTTGCCAACCTCATAAGTTGTCCGACAACTTTAGGGTCAATAGTAAAGGCATTTTTATTATTACCAACATTGTCTTTATCTCTTGTTTTCATTTCTCCAAGAATAATTGCATTTGCAGAAATAATATCCTTATCTCTTTGTAATTTAGAAATTATATCATCATCAAATACTGACTTTAATAAAGAAGTTAAAGGTGGAACAGTATTAAAATTAGAGGTATCGTATTTAAACAACCAGCTTCCTGCATTTACCTTTGTTCTTATATAATTTTCAGCATTAAAAGTATTTTGCCTACCCAAATTTGACATATTGTCTACAATAAAGTTTTGCATTTGTTTGCTATTATCTTTACTACTTTGTCCTAATTTAGAATAGGCTTGGGCAAGTGTTTCGTCATAATTAAGAACATTTACATTTGAACCATTAAAATAATTCAAATTAAAATCCCATAAAAAGCCATTTGCCCCACCACTTGTAAAACGACCTGTGAGTTTACAATACTTTTGTGGCATCATTTGTAATGAAAAAGACTCTTTGTTATCATTCAAATCAATCGGAGTATCATCAAAAGTCTTTTCGCTATCTCTAAGCCAACAAAAATAAGTATCTGTTTTGAGCATATTTTTGACAACATTTCTAAATTCTTGTTTTGCTTTAAAATAATTAAAGAATTTATCTACTCTTTTGCAATCCTCTTTATACTCTTCACTTTCAAACTCATCATCATCTACTATATTAATCGGAACTCTATCTATATCAAAAGCCAATAAATTTGTTTTATATTCTATTGCCCTTTTATAAATAGCATCCCAAGTTTCCATAAATTCGGAATAATCTTGTAATGTTTCAGCAGAATTTTTATAAGTAGCAATAGCTTGTCTTAAACTATCTCTATCAGGTATTTGTTCATTATTATTTAAGTCAACTAATGTTTTATATTCGTTTATAGTATCATAAAAATAATTATTCTTATCTAATGGTGCTGAACTATAAAGTGCGTTCATAAAATCAATTACATTCCACACTTCGTCACGAGTTATAACTTCATCACTCAATTAAAGACTACTCCTCCTTTCTTATTTAACCATAATCATAAATATCACTGAAATCATCTAAATCAATTTCAGCATCTTGTTCATCTTTCACATACTTAATATAGACTTTGTCACAAAAGTAATTAAACATTGCCAAAGTCATATATCTATCCTTTGTAGCTGTACTTTTTTCTTTTACTCTAACACCTTTATCTTTAAATTCTGTTGTTAAAGTAATTGCCTCATTAATAGCATACCTTGTTTCAATAAACGGTACAAGGTCATAAGCCTTCTTTTCAGAAGACTTCAATATCCATTTACTATCTTTTTCTTGAAATAACAATTCCATTTCAGAGTCATCTTTAAGAAAACTAATTATATTATCTTTAAGATTTTTTCTCATCGCTAAGTGCATATCACTATTGATTTCACTTGTACCAGCAATAGGAATAATTACTTCTTCGGCATTAGAGTCCATAGTCCTATTAATTTTATCATTTATGATTTTATCAGAACTTATTTGTAAGATTTTATCTCTACATACCGTCCACGCAGGATATGTAATATCTCTTTCATCATCGTATGTTTCAGTTGTCAATAAATCAAAGAAAACATTTCCCACACCTTTTGAGTCCATAACAAAATATGTGCATTTGTAATCATAAAACAATCTTTTTATCATTACAATTTGTTTTTGAGAATTTAAACCATTTTCGGCTTTTATATACTCTACTTTTCTTTGATTTGTTTCTATATCTATATTTCCTAATACAAAAACTGTATTATCGTTTTCTCTGCCACCACTAACGGCAATATCCATTGCCAATACTCTTATTTCATTTTCGTGACTAAAATCATATTTATTTTTAATATTATAACAATAGTCATCATTTGTAGTTGGTAAAAAAGCAGTTTCGAGCACTTGATTTTTATGAAAATCATCATACAAAAACAAACTACCTTCTGTTTCACCAAGCCATAAATTCAAAAACTCCATTTCAAAGTCCAAATCGTTTGTATTTTCTCGTCTTGTTAAATACTGATTTTTTGTTTGAATTTTATTGGCAACTGCCGTAAATATATCACCTGCAAAAAAGCCATACTTAATTCTTTTATCCGTGTAATGCTTTCTAACTACTGTTTTTAAATAAGTCCAAACCCAATTATCTTTCGTTCTTGCCGAAGTCATAAATATTTGCTTTGGCTCAATCATTAACCCATTAAAATTATATGGCTCAAGCATAGGTTCAACAATGGACTCATAATCTCTTTTCTTAACAATTCTTGCCTCATCTGTTATAGTTATATTAGCTCTTGCACCACGACCTGTTTCATTACACGCAACAGCGAATATTTTACTACCATTGCCATATTCGACAACTCTACCACCTGTTGTTTTATCTTTTGTAAAGTTAATATAGCCGTCTGCTCGTAATTGTTTTAAAATAGGACTTATGCCTTTTTTGTCACTACTTAACAGTTTGTCGATTTTATCATCAATAATTTTATTACTTTGACCCAAAGTAAGCGAAGTAATAGCAATTTGAACTCCGGGCAAAAGCAAGGCAAGGTCATTAGCGAGAACACCTATGGTAAAGGATTTCAATTTTGTTATCATATAGGCTCTTTATCCTATATTTCTTATACTGTACTAATTTTCGTATAAGTTCAGAGTACATTTTCATACATAAATACAGAGTATGTGGACACTCTTGGTGATATTATATTCTTCCATTTCAAAAGTTTCAATCACTACTCGTTACAATACTATTAATTTTTACATTAAATAGTTATCTCGGTATTGTACTTAAAATTAGTGTAGTTTCACCGATTTTGCCCAATTTGCTTTATAACTATCTGTAATTCATTATAAAGGAGCATTATTATTTACTCAATCCTCTACTTGCAATAAACATATAAATATCATATTCCCAACAGTCAAGTAATACTTGTCTTTGAAAATAATGTAGTGGTATTTTTAAATATTCTTCAGTAAAAATATCAAGATTATTAAGATAAAATAATTGCCAATTAGCAATTCTCCTATCATAATCTTTTTTACTTAATTTTTTATTTTCTTTTATTTTTTTTTCTTTTGCCAAGCTAATAAGTTGTTTTTCGTCAATCAAGATTATATTTGTCTATGTCATCAATAGATAAACCAAAATCTCTATTGCCTGCTAACATATTTCCTAACGGTCTTAAAACCATATCTTTTTCATATTGATGTACTCCATTGAGGTCATAATATCTGCTTGGCTCTGAATATATATCCTCAACATTATTTTCGTTTACGAGTCTTGTCGCTTCAAATAAAGACTGTTCCGAAGCCGTTTTAGGCTTATTGCTTTCATATTCATCAATACGAAGTTTATTCATATCTCTTATAATTCGATTTTGAACTTTATCTCTTGTTTCTTCACCATTATATGAGCCGTCATCAATTTTTCTCAATAGCAATCTATCTCTACATAAATCACGATAAAGGTCATCTTGCGGTTCATTTATGATTTCTACATTTTTTGTATATCTCTCATAGGTTCTTTCAAGATATTGATAATCTTCCGAACTTTCTTGTTTTCCCCAATTAAGTTCAAATTCATCAAGTTCTTTTTGTCTTAATTCTCGTTGTTCTATTCTACTATCAATATCACTTAAATTAACATTTGTTGCTGATAATTCATTCCAAATATTCTTTTTAGTTTTTGACTTATGTAGTTCAGAAATATACAATCCTAAATAATTGTTCATTCGTTTACCTTCTTTGCGACCTTCTTTCATTCGGTTTTCGACACCTGCCCAAACCTCAAGAATAAAAGGAATATCATTTCGCAAACAAGTATAATAAACGGCTGATTTCATACTACAACCATTTTTAATATAATAATCAATCATTTTTTGACAACAATCTTTACAATAAGGTGTATGCCCACTTGCAAAAGGCGACCAACTTTCATAAAAATTAGTAGCTCCTCTCATACCACTACACCCTAATTCTGTATTATTGCCGAGGCAAAGAAACATATCGGTTTCCTTTTTTATGTTTTTAGAAGCCAACATCTCACCTCTATGTACTAAAAAATAAAAGAGAGAACTTACTGTCCTCTCTCAAATCATATTTTACTAAATCTTAATTTAATTTAATACTATTGTAAAATCTGCCACTTTACCTTTGTTTTCTTCATAGCAAATAAGACTTGCAGAAGCGTCAGCGGACTTTCTTATTCTCATAGAATAATCATCTATCCCTACAACAGAAGCTACACCAATAGCACCTCTACGCACACCACAGTTGGCATATTCATTATAATGCTTATGTCCTGCAATAATATAGTCAATATTTATACCATAAATTTCTCTATAATCTTTAATTGCACGACTTAAATCTTTAACTTCTCCGTGAATACCGAGAAAATTAAAGCCAGCAATAGTATCGTAAATAAATCCTGTTTTATTTTCTTTAAAAGTAAAGTTAGGATTATCTTTATTTTTAATTTTAATGATATTAGCAATTATTTTATCTGTTGTTTCACAAAGATGTTCATTCTTTTTACCGTCAAGTAATCTTAATTCATCGTGATTACCTGCCGTTTGGTTATAAATGATTTTTGTATATTTTGATAATTCTAAAAGCCATTCGCCGATATAATTACCAAAGTTAATTGCACTATCAACTACACCATATCTTAAAGACCAAAGTTGAGAATTTCTTATAAAACCCTCAGTGCTATCTCCAAGATTGTTAATGTGTAATTCTTTAATGTCAAACAACTTTATTTTTTCAATAGTTTCAGATAAAATTGTTTCCATTCTCTGTTCAAAAATTTCAGGACTATATTCATTGATAATTTCATTCATAAGTCCATAAACCTTAATATCTTTTCCATAATGGCAATCTGCAAAATTTAATTGCCAGCCTAACTTGCTATGTTCAACAGGGATAGGTTTAATATTAACAGAGTTGCAATTTTCATTGATTGACTCAATTACTTTTTCTTCAAAAAGTTCATCTCTCGCATTTTCACGCAACCATCTGTTATATTCAAGTTTTTCTGTTTGTAATTTCTTTCGTTCTTTTTCGAGTTCCCTTGTTTGTTCTTTTATATCATTCAAAAGTTCTTCGCTATCAGCAAATTTAGATTGATTAGCAACCATTATTTTTTGAAAAGATTGATATTTTTTTCTATAAGCACTTTCAGAATAATTATTATCTAATAATTCATTAAGAATTTTTGCTACATCTTGCCAAGTGCCGATAATATCTTTTTCAGAACAGACACGATAAATCAATTCATCTTCTGTTTCGTTTTCAAATCTCTTATAGGTCATTATACTATTCCTTTTCGAGTATTGTCTTTATTTGAACTGTGTTTCCAACCATTGTATCTAAAAGGTCAATAATAGGAACTTCCTTAATATTATCCTTTAATTCAACAAATATACACAATTCGTTATTCTCGTTTTTATCCAAAACACCAACAATATCAGTTATTGAATATGAGTCAAATTTATGTTTCATTATTTATTAACCACCTTATTAAGTAAATTGATTACACTATCTTCCATAGGCTTTTTAGGAAGTTTATGCCTTTCATAATGCGCTCTTTCTCTTTCTTTGGCATTTTTATAAATTTTTCTTGTTTTTATTTTAGGCAAAGTATAGTCACACTCATTTACTGCCTTGTTAAAAGTATCTGACGGTCTAAAAGTTATTTTTTCTTTAGGCTGAACATATCTTATAACTCCATCAAGATTGATTTTTTTGTCATATCCACCAACTTGCTTAATTTCAAAAATACCAAATCTAAAAATACTTATTCGACCATTTAATTTGAGTTCATCTAAAATAACCTCATAAAGTGCTTTAAGATATTTTTTTGCAAGATTAGGTGTAGCATTTTGACCTACTTTTTTAGCAATAAGGTTATAAAAGTCATCTGTTCTTAAATCATTCGGTCTGCCCATTATGTATTACTCCTCTTCTTTTCTTTTTCATATCTATTAGAAGAATATTCACGGAGTCTTTCTTTGTATTCTCTCTTAATCTTTACTTTAAAAACATCATAATCGGGTTTATCTTCCTCAATAATATGTTTTGTACTCTTTTCGCCTATTTGTGAAGGGCAATTTATTACAGTGCCTGCCTTTTTACCCTCTTTATGCTTAAATTCTACTTTTGCAAAATACGGAATAGCAAAACTAATATTTGACCTATTATTTGATTTAATAAGAGTGTCAACAATATGGACGAAAGTTGTAAATACTTCATCAACTTCGTCAATGGAAAGAGAAGAGTTCCTTGCAATAAGTTTAACCATATCTCCACCATTTATGTACCCAAGAGTCAATTCTCTCGTAACTTGTTCTTCCGTAATTTCATTTCTTTTAATATGTTGCCTAAGAACATTCATAATATCATTTTTTGCTTTTTCATCGGTATCAATAAGTTGCACTGCTTCGTCAGCCGAAATGTTTTTTTTATAATAAGTTCTTAAAACTTTTAAAATTCTTGATTTAACAAGTTTATTATTCACTATTTTTAATTCTCCTTTCTATAAAATTTACCTTTAAGGCGATAGTCCACAATTAAGTGGACTATCTTAAAAATACTTTGAGAATATAATTGCAATCCCATATTTATTAAACGCATTGGCAATAGCGTTGGAATGTAATAAAGGACATCTCCTCGTTCCCCTTCCATATTACGGACGCATTTCAATATCGAGAATTTGGCTTAACCAAGCCATTTTCAAGGCTTTTTTGCAAATAGTTTTCTGCAATTTTTTAGTCATTTTCGCCAAAAATAAAGCAATTTAGGAATTTTTCTTTGTTTGTTTTATACAAAACATTAAGCATTTTTCTTGTAAATTTAGATGTTGATTTATCAATAGGTCTACCTGCAATATTACTTTCAAGACCCAAAGCACTTTCAACAAGTCTATTGATTGTTACTAAATTATTCACTTTAACCTTTGAAACATTATCAATCAACTGTTGAAATTTCTCAATATTTTTTTCAACATCATTCCCTTGCTCTTTATTGGTTTTTACAAAAGTATCATATTCATCAACGAGTTTTCGTATTTTAGACATTTGCCTATGATTAGGTTTTCCCTCAATCTTAACAAAAAACTCATTAGTCGGAATAGTGTTTGTTGTACCACTTGGCTCAATCTCATCTAAAATTTCTTCAAGCCAATTCATAGGACAAGTTATACCATAGTTAATCCTATCATAAACTTTTTTCTTATTATTTCTAACAATCTCAAAAGGCAACTCTACACCATTTTTAGTATACGGAATATCTTTTGTATATTTCATAAATTTAGGATAATCACATTTAACTTTTTTTTCTTTGTCATTATTTGTAATTATTGTTTTAGTTTTTTGCATACAAGACATATTTTGTATTCTGTCTATTTCATCCATTCCGTTAATTTCATACTCTCTTTTTGAGTTATCAATTATTACCTGCAATATGTTATCGTATAGGTTCTTTATCCCATACCTCTTATGGTTTCCCATAAGTTCAGACTATCTCTTTACCCTCGTCTTATCCGTTAGGGTATTCGGCACTCTTGCAAAGGATTATTGTTTGTCTACTCACCTTGTAGTCGTTAAACCTTACTGCCTACTTTTATGACATTCAGCAATCTTGGTAATTGATTGGCTTATGATTAACACTTAGCGTTCCAATTTTCACCGAATAGTTTTTGAAAAGTGTTTCCACTTAACCGACCCATTTTATTAAGCCACAACTGATAAAATCACAAAATTATTATACAAATCTTCATCTTGTTCAGTCCAATAATAACTCATAGCAAGTTGAGCTAAATTACTCGACCATCCTATTCCAAGTCTTGATTTAGCAAATTTATTATCCATTTGAGAATAAGCAAGTTTTGTATTTTCGTATGTAATAGAACTTTCTTTTAGTTGATTTACAATAGTAGGAAATTCATCATAACATCTTTTTGCACACTTAACCATAATGGGATTATTTGTTGCAAAAATGAAGTCAGAATCGAAATCTGCAATATGTTATCGTATAGGTTCTTTATCCCATACCTCTTATGGTTTCCCATAAGTTCAGACTATCTCTTTACCCTCGTCTTATCCGTTAGGGTATTCGGCACTCTTGCAAAGGATTATTGTTTGTCTACTCACCTTGTAGTCGTTAAACCTTACTGCCTACTTTTATGACATTCAGCAATCTTGGTAATTGATTGGCTTATGATTAACACTTAGCGTTCCAATTTTCACCGAATAGTTTTTGAAAAGTGTTTCCACTTAACCGACCCATTTTATTAAGCCATTAGTCCTATCTTGTAAATCAGTTCCAATACAATTCACAGCCACAATATTCTCGCTAAAAGGAAAATATTTTTGCATTTCTTTTGAGTAAGTATTTTTTAAATAACAAATATTATTTGGACTATTTTGAGGTGACCTTATGCCACATAAATATTCTCCGTCATTAAATCTTGTAGTATAGCATTGAATAGTTCCCTGCTCTTGTTCAAAGCAAGGGTCTTTAGTCCAATCTTCCCCAACTGCATATAACAGTAAAGCATAGGGGTTTCCACACATTGTCAAATTATCTGCATTGACAGTTATTTTGCCTTTACGCAATTTTTCAACATAAGCAAAAATAATTTTTCGCTTTTCAGTCCTAAACCACTTACTATTTGCAAAGTCTTTATTTTGATTATATAAATCTGCCATCATTTCATAATGATTTATTTCATTTGCATTTAATCTTAAAAACTTTTCAAACTCATCGTTATCTTTCTTTAACTTTTCAACATATTCTACGCTATATTGAGCAAGTTCTTTAATTTCATCTTTGCTACAAGGCAATGAATTAACCATTTGATAACTCATTTGTTGAACATTTCCGAGTTTGCTTTTATGGTCTGTTTTAACGATACCAAAAATGCTATTGTCAGCCTTTATTCTATCACACCAATATTTATAAGGGTTATCCCCCATAAGTTCTGTAAACTTTTTCCATTTAATTGCATTGTCTGTTGTAATAACTTTAATATTTTTTGCTAAATGTTTCACACCAAACATATCTTCAATTTCAAAAGTTCCATAGTCAACATTGTTTTCAAGACACCAATCTTTTAAAAATTGTTGTAAATTAGTTCTAAATCCACACATTTTAAAAAAGTGATTTCTTAATAACATCATTCCATTGACATATTTGGGCATTATAGAAGTTTCAACTAACCCCATACCATCCCATAAAGTGTTTTTTAAATTAACATTTTCTTTATGTACGACACATTTTTTAGTTGGTACTCGTATTTTTTTAAATACTCTTTTAGGCTTTTTACCTTGACTTAAAGCCTTTTGTCTATTGATTTCAGTTTTTTCTGTATCGATAACTTTTTTCTCAACAAAATACTCTTCAGCTCTAACAATATTTGCCATTGTTTGAAAATAACTATCTTGGTCTTTTAAAATTAAAATGTTCTCAACAGGAATATGAATGTTCCCTACAATAGTGCTTGTAGTTAAAGGGGCATAAGCAGACATTTCAACAATTTTTGCCTTTTTTTTATCCATTTTGTTCCCCAAACCCATAGTGAGCCATTCGTATGCTGTTTTATAATACTTTTCGTTAATAAAGATAGATTGCCCGACTTTGGCTTTTGAGGGCGTTCTAAAGAGCATTTTGTAATGAATTGTTTGTGTCTTTTTTATTTCTCCATTCTTATCTCTTGTCACATAATCAATAGAAACACCATTTTGATAATATTCATCTCTTATTTCTTCCATACTCTTTTTTACAAATTTATCTTTATTTCCGTGTACTGTATTTAAAATTTCATTTAATCGTTCTAATGATTTTTCATCTGCTTTTTCAATAAGCGTTTCTATCTGCTGTACTTTTTCTTCATAAGACTTTGAGCCAAAATCAAATTCAAGACAAACAATATCTCTTGTAGATTCGCCTTTGTAAACACTAAGACCTTTATTTATAATATAATTACTAAACAATGAATTATTAAACATTGCGTCAGTATAATCAAGCCTATCCCTTACTCCGAGATTATATTCATAAAGCGTTCCTGCTTTAATATTTTTAATTTTTATTCCAAACTCGGACAATTTATCACTCCTTATATCGCCTGTGTGCTTATATAAGCCATTTTTATATTAAAGGAATATAATTTCACTATTATTATATAAAAGTGTCTTATTTAACCTTATAGAGCATTATAATTATATTATTTATTAAACTCATCTATTACAAATGCTTTTTCAACACCAAAAGTATTGTCGTAGCATAAATTTTCGTATAGACCATAAAATATTACATTTTCATAATCAGCCGAAGCTAAATCTTTTCTTTGTAGTTCGTGTTTTCTATCAGCAAATTTATAATATGACATTTCGTTCCACACGATTTTGTTATTCTCCTTTCGTGTTATAGATTACTTTTATGCTTTGATATTGAAATTTGTAAGCACAAAAGTAAATTTTCAATCTTTTCTTAATTATACCACATTTCATTGTAAAAGTCAAGTGTTTTTTTTACTTTACCACTTTATTTTTTTAT